TGTGACTACCTTTGGTGGTCTGACTGCTCCTGCATCAGCAACTGCTGCTGCAACTCAGATCCAAGGGTCGTATGACGTTACTACTAACGCTACGAGTTTCTCGTTTAGTGAATCCTTTAACCAAGGAGACGCACACGCTAGTGCTCCTACCGTAGGTGCTGTCAGCAACTTCGGTATCCAGACCAGTACAGCGGCGGGAGCAGCAGGTGATCTTGCTGGAACCATCAATACTGGTGGTGCTGTCGAGTTGACTGCTGGTGGAGCTGGTACTACGGCGACAGGTCAATTCGTGACCGAGATTACCGTACGGTAATTGCCTAGAAAACGATTCAAGGTAAATCTAGATGACTGGTGTACTTGGGAGTATACAGGACAGGACCCACCACCGTGGGACTGGCAAATATGTGATACCTGTGGCGGTACTAAGCGTACTGACGGGTATCCTGTCTACGTACTCCCCTGCGAATGCAGTGCCAGTGGTCCCGAACTTCACTCAGGGCTCGATGACGAGCCACACTGAGACTACAAGTAAGATCACTGAGACAATCAACTCGATGGACTATAACACAGGATATCAATACTCGGCGACGGGTACTGGTGTTACTGCAAATGGGAACCTGTCCCCAGGTACAGGAACAAACAATGTAACTATTGATGGCGTGACTTCAACATGGACAGGCATAACAAGCAAACCACAGTTCACACAGACAACCCCAGGAGGGGCGTTTCAGTTCACAGAAACGTATCAGGGACCTGGTTTAAGCAACCACACAATTATAAACAGAACCACCGAGGTGACAAGCGTCACCGACACTACAAGTATCTTCCAACAATAGCATGTCTTTTATTTGGCATGACCCCAGTACCTGTGAGAGCAGAAACTGTGGGTGGTGTCTCTGCAACAGCAGCGCCCGTGGCGAACAGTTCGGGCTCAGTGACCAACCAAGCCATTCAGGTTTTGCAAGGTCCTTATATAACAAACACTTATGGGAATGGGATCCAGTGTCAAGGTCCTACGATGAACATAACCCCATACATAACTGGTGCAGCGAGTGCTCAGAAACCATACGAGGATTGGTATGACACACCTGTATATGATATGCGTGACCTAGATGAAGATGGTGCGCCAGACAATCCTGGTGCCATATTATTCATGCAACCGACACGTACAGGACAGAAAGATAACTACAACTTGTCTATTGGTGTCAGTGCAACATGGTCTAGACCATTAGATAAGAAGTTGCAAGACCAATGTAAGCAGGCAGCAGCAGCAAACATCGAAATGATGCAGCAACTAACTGCCAATAAGAGGCTCGACTTTGAGATCGCGAGATTAAAAAATTGCGGACAGTTAATGAAGGAGGGAATTCGCTTCGTTCCAGGTACAGAATATGCAAAGATCTGTGCTGATGTGCAAGTAACAAACGTGACTGCATTAAAGCAACACGCTCATACTATTTCCGTCCCATCATCTTCCGAAAAGTCCTCAGGGCATGACTCCTCTGACGCTGCTCATCTCGGCGGTCCCTTACATTCAGGCGAGGGGGTTCCTTCCCAAGAATCTTCTTCTTCGCAGCAGCAATCCCCTTCTTCACAGCAGGTTTCACAATTTTCAGAAGAAGATCGGCAAGCGGTTTTGCGAGCAGTGCGGAAGTCGTTGCAACAGCAGCAATAGCAGCGGTAGTAGCGACCACCTGAGGTGCTGGAAGGTACTGAGAAGTTAGTGGTATATCCTCATACAAGGTCACACAGACCTGTTCATTGTTAATAATACGGGTCTCATAACCAGAGACCCTTTCTTTTTGGTTTTGTGCTACATCACCTATCCTTGGTGCATTAGGACCAGGACATTCATACTTGTCCTTAGGAACAGTATTCTTAGGAACCTCAGGTGTCTCTACATCAGGTGTTTCTGGTGGTCTAACCTTAGGAATAGGTGCTTCGTATTCAAACTTTAACTTATCTTTGTTGTAATCAATAGGGTTAAATGCGGGTATACCTGCATCACAGTAGGTAACCACACCCTTAGGATCGTCATCTGATAGCACACCACTCTTCTCCTTAGAGGAGTTCTGTTCGTGTGCCTCTACGCATCCAGGAATGTTAATAATAGGAACACCCACCGTCGATGTGACAGGTGGGTACACAGGTATTGCAGTGGGAACCTGAGGTAACTGCTGCATTACATCGGGGATTTTAATCTCACTGATCTGAGTCCCTGTAATTTTAATCTCAGGGATCGGCATGATTTAGAACGGCACAACAGGAAGAGGAACTGCTCCACCAGTCGCTTCTGGGATCTCTGGGATGCCACCATCAAGCGCAAGAGGAAGTGCTTCCATCACGGCAGTAGTCACAAGACCTGCTGCTTTCTCTTTCAGACCTTCAACAATGCTATCTCTCTGTAAATAGAGCACAGTACCAGCACCAATGATGCTAGTAGTACCTACGAAAGAAATAACTGCGAGTGCGTTAATTACTTTTTGCATGATTACTTAGGAGGTTCGTCTTTTTTGCTGTTACCGTTATTAGATTTTGCCGTAGCAACCCCGAACGTAGCTAACGTCCCAGTAAAAACGCTGGCTATAAAAGTGGGATCGATATTAGTCTTAGCGAGTCCAGGGACTTGCAAGTAATTGATCGTAAGAATTGCGGCAGACCACCCGAGGATAATCAAACGTACGAGAGTTGCTACTCCCTCATCATGCCATTCATACTGTTCTTTCTTTTTCACTTTTACGGGTTTGGTCTCCTCATTGTGAGGAGTCTCAGACATATTTCTATTGGTTAGGCAACTCTATTTAGACAAATGATCGTTTCCAATAAACAGATCATTGATACCCTTCTTAGAGAACAATTCCTTTGCTTCCCATTTCTTAGAAGCAATAGGTTTGCCACCCAAATTCAGTGATGTATTGAGCAAAACACTGTCACCTGTCAGTTCTTTATACCTCTGCATCAAACGTGCAAAGCAATCATCACCCTCTACTGTCTGAATGCGACAGGATCCATCTACATGGGTGACAGATGTGAGTTCTGTGTCCTTAACATCAACAGAGATGTTCATGTAAGGTGCATCACCATCAAAGTCAAAGAACTTGTTGCAATCTTCTTTGAGCACAGCAGCACCAAATGGTCTGAAATGCTCACGATGTTTGACTCTATTGTTGATATAGTCCTTTGCCCTACTGTTACGGGCATTCATGAGGATAGAACGGTGTCCAAGGGCACGAGGACCAACCTCACCGCGTCCCTGATACCATGCAACGATGTGACCATCTGCTAGTGCTATCGCTGCCTGGTCAATAGTATGGTCATCAGGTTCTTCTACGCTCTCATCGTCCTGCCAGAAGGGGAATCCTTTTTTACTGAACGCCTCTTCATGGAAGTGTTGACGCAAGAACTCAACAGCACCCAGTGAAAGACCACAATCATTGGCATGAGGGGGTATCATGACCTTCTGACCAGTCCTATGGATCTTCCCATTGAACACACAGTTCTGTGCTACACCACCAGAGTAACCAACAGGTTCATCGCATGGGTATTCACTGCCAATATACTCGGCAAGTTTGTCACCAGTGACCTCATGTACTGTTCTCAACCAGTTGATGTCAAAATCATTGTCCCATTTCCTATGCCATGAGTCATAGTTCCAGATCCCACGGATCTGACTGAGGGGATACATGTCAATTTTCTCATAATAGGACTCGTCTAGCATCCCATAGGACTGTAATCCCATGACTTTACCTGCTAGATCGAGTCCCCAATCATCACCAGTCAAACCAAGTTTGCGACCCACTGCTGCCATGCAGACACCAATAGATCCAGACTTGTTTACATCGTGTGTATACTGCAATTTACCACCCACATAGAGAGAATGTGCGCGGTCGTTGTTACCAAACCCATCGAAGACGAAGTTAGTGAATGGAATGTCACCAAGTGGCCAAAGACTCAGAACATGTGCCCAGTGATGATCAACAGCAAAGGTTCTACAAGGAAAACCCATGTCCAATTCCCGATAGTTTTCGCCCTCAGCAAACTCTATCTGGTCAGTGATCATAGCAATGGCGTCGAGGTCATCGACTTTGACACCCCAACCATTCAGGATGTCTTCCCATTGCCATGCGTTGTCAAATCCATGATGTTTAATACCGTACTTACGTTCGGTGGCACAATATCGTACTGTTTTTCCATTAGTGTAAGTGATATTGGAATCATGGTCGTCAAGACGTAATCCCAAGAATTTCATTAACAGTCCTCACATTTGTCTTTGTTCTGTTTTTTGTTCCATTTCTTACGAACTTTCTTCAATTCGTTCAGTTCGTACTTGATGTTTGAATAGGCGGTCTCTGCATCAAGTTTCTGTGCCATTTCCATAGCACAAATCATGCCAACTCTTGTTCCAAAGAGTTGGATCGCCTTATCATAACAATCCATTTGGTCATACATATCAGGTTTCGGAAGTAACTTTCTTCTTCCCGATGTTGTACTTAGATTCAAGTGTCCACTCTGACTTATCTTTGTAAGACAGAACTTTAATTTGATTCAGCGGTGCAACATCAACGAGATCTTCTGCATGGAAGTCTACTAGACCCCAATCAAACAGAAGTTTTGCGATGCGATTACGACGTTCAACATCGTTCTTTGTAATGTTAGCAGGTTTGCCATCAAGGGCAAACAATTCTTTGAAGTGTACAATATAATACTTGCCTTTTTTATGAAGAATATGGCAAGACTGGTACAGTTTACGATCCTTTCTAGAAGCAACACCAATTCGGGTTAGGGTCTCACGCACTTTCAGGAAGTCATCAGGTTCCTTCAATGCAACTTCTAACATCATATCCTGAGACCACGAGATCTCTTCACTCATTTTTTCCTCCAACTTTTAGTTTAGATTTGATGACTTCAAGTTGACCCTTGTTTAGCAGTTTCAATGCATCTCGTGCTTTGTCAGTGCTATATCCGTAGAACTGTTTAACACGTTCTAGATCATTATCAGTCTGTTGTTTATCCCAAGGAGCAAATCTCTTGGATTTCCTGATACTATGTATATAGAATTGATATTGAAGGTCATTGTCAAGAGTGAAGAAGCGATTCATCTCATTGGCATACAACACAGTGTCAACGTGATGTGACATACACTTGTTAATGACGTATGCAGGATACTTCTTCATGGCATCAGCATCATCAGTGAAGTTACCTGCCTTCAAATTGATATCGTTGAGGTAGTCTTTCAGTTGATAATCAAACTTTTTGTCCATAGAGTGCTGATTCCAGGGTAGAAGGTGGGTTTACGTCGTAGTTGCTGATCAGAAGTTCTGACTTCTTGTTGTTCTCACGGTGCTGCATACCATATGTGATGGAGAAATAGCGTTGGTGATAGTCACCGAACATCTTTTCGATCTCTTCATCTACATTATAGGTCACCATCCAGTCATTTGGACACTTCTTGCACACTTCTGCGAAGCGATTGTGGTCAAAATCCTTGTGCATCTCAGCATTAGTGCCATAGAGATAACTACCAATCTTGTATGGAGGATCAAGGAAGCAAAAAGTATTATCGTTATCAGGTTGCATGACCTCTTCGTAGTCCAGATTAGTGATTTCCCAGTGAGAAATAAGATCTTTGTAGTGCTTCAACTTAGAAGCACCACGAAGGGTAAAGTTCTGCTGTGATGCTGACTGAGAGAACGCAGAGTTCTCAGTCAACCCGCTGTAAGAACACTTATTAAGAACCCAAAATAGAACAGCTTGGCGAAAAGGATCGGCGGAGGAAATCTCTTCCTTACTCCTAATGAATAACTCCTTAGCGGAGTCAGGAGTTGGGTGCTCTTGCTTAGTTGCATAACATACATCAGACAAATCATCCCCATGTTCTTGGAGTGTTACCCAAAAATTATAGAGATAGTAATACTTATCATTTACCCAGACAGGAACGTCAGGGTGTTTTTGTGTGAAGAGGAGTGCCATAGAGGCACCACCTAGGAATGGTTCACGAAACTCTTCGATACCAGCAGGGAACCAGTCATACAGCATCTTTGCTGCTCGTGACTTACCACCTGGGTATCGTAGTGGGGTCTTCAATAACTTCATAATACATTGATTCTTGCCATAGGTACACCTTGTGGTCCAGCATTGACTGCACCATGTGGTAGTGCGTTGAAAGACATCGTAAATCGATCATCTTCTCTCGCCTGAGGTTCACTGAAATGTCTCAACCATCCAGGGAAGATAAGAAGTTTACCAGGTTCTGCCTCAAACTTTTCATAGGGTCCGTCGAAGTGATCCCTAATGATCTCCAAGGTATCAAGATTACGGATATCAACAGGGTCTTGAAAGACAGTCCTACTTCCTTCGGTGAAGTAGTATACACCAGAGAGATAAGAATAAGGATGACGATGAAGAGGATGACCAGCGCCTGACTTACCAGGTGCCCAGTTCGCCCAAGAAAGAGAGATTTTAAGTTCTTCAACTTGCAATGCAAGATCACAACGCATGTATTCCAGACAGTCATGGAAGAATCCAATCAGCGGGAGCATCGGTTCCTCTTTATGTATGTCTCCACGACTGGTTCTAACACCAGCAGGGTAGTTGTACATAGACATCTCCAAGGTCTTGATGAAATCAAGTGCTTGATCTGACATCCACATGTCTTCTTCGTCGAGATTAAACTCGTATATATCAGTCGGGAATAACCCGTGCTTCTTCATCATTGGAATTCACATCGAATCATCATTTCGGTCAGGAATGCAAGAAGATTGATCTCTTGATCCATGACAAAGTTAGACTTGTACTGATACTCTGCAATGATCAAGACTGCCTCAGGGATAGTCTTAGGTGTCAGGTGTGTATACAGCGAGTCGTAGATCTTTCTCATGATCAGTTGTGGTTCGTTGTCTAGATTAGCAACGACCCACTTCTTCACTTGCGTGAATTCCCTCCCTTTGAGGTATTTAACCAAGTCATCAATAGCAACGTCGCCAGTATTACCGAGAATCCCAACATCGATCTTCCCCTTAGAAGCATACTTCTGTAATTCATTTAGGGTGCGACGGAAGTCAGGGAAATGTTTCTGTACAACTTCTGCAACAACTTTCATTTCAAAGTCGATGCCTTCGGTTGCAAGAATCTTGTGTACTCGCTTGAAGAATGTTGTTGCTAGTTGCTGCTTTTCTCTGCCTTTGACGTGAAAATCTACAACAGAACAGCGAGAGTGGATAGGTTCAATGATCCTGTTCTTGTAGTTACAGGTGAAGATAAACCTACAAACATTTTGAAACTCCTCAATGTTCGCTCGGAGGAGCATCTGAACATCAGGAGTAGTGTTATCTGCCTCATCGATGATAATTACCTTGTGCTTCGCCGTAGAGGCAAGAGACACAGTGCTAGCAAAAGACTTTGCCTGGTTCCTCACGGTGTCCAGGAAACGTCCTTCATCAGAACCGTTGATGACATAGTAGTCAGCATCAAGTTCTTTGCACAATGCTTTGGCAATAGTGGTCTTACCGATACCAGCAGGTCCTGCAAGGAGAAGATTAGGGATCTCACCCTGTTCTAGGAACCCCTTGAACATTTCCTTGGTGTTATCAGGAAGAATACACTCATCAACAGTCTCGGGGCGATACTTTTCTACCCAAAGAAACTCATTCATAATCAATTAAAGTTGTGCAAATTGTGCCACACGGCACCGATATTCATGTGACCGTGGAAGTACCCTGCCACTATAACACAAAGTGTGCTGATAATGCAGAGACTGAACGGTATTAGACCCAATGCGGTCTTCGATCTGGGATTCTCAGGTAGTTGTCTCTCACCCATGGTTTGCTAGCGATGTAGATCTTGTACGCATCAAAGGTAGAGATGCGTGTATCGTGCTTGTAGATGTCTGGCATAGCACGTACAAAGGGTGTAGGACCCTTACCAGAGCGTCCTGTGGGGTCTGCGTTAGGAAGGATCTCCTTTGCACCTAGAAGGGTCTTGTGGCAGGTGTGGACCTTGCCGTAGCGTAGAGAATACTCCTCACATAGAGCAAAACCATGAGCAAGTAACCACTGCCAGTTGTTGACAAAAGAGTTTGCCCACACAGTGCAGGGGTGGTTGCGAAAGGCACCCTTCTCTGTGCTGTAAGGTTTACCATCAGCACGCAAAATGTCACCGAACCCATGACCCCACTTCTCGGATGCAACAATGGAAAGCATTTGACATGTCTCCAAGGGCATCTTTACGATGTGTTTGTCGGGGAGCACACGAGCGCACTCCCAAGGATCAGGACTGGTGACAAAGATGTTCATTAGTATTCAGAATCAGGTTCCAAGGCAACAAACAAGTCAAGTGAACGAACGTCATCTTCTGCACCTTTCTTGATGTTTGCTGTCAGTTTAGCAACCTTCTGAGAATAAAGCGACACATCGTATGATGCTACAACATTCGACACACGACCACTGCTGTTCACGATGCGAAGATTCTCAGTCTTGACACAGAAGCAGAACTCTTTCTCAGATTCACCAAGGTCAACAGTGAAGACATTGCTAGCAGAGTTGCGTTTGTCAGTCACGATGGCATTCAGTTTACCTTCATGTGCAGTGAAGCAGATGTCAGGCAGACTATACGTCTGAGCAGCAGCAAACATCTTGGTGAAGTCAGCATAGTCAATGGTCACACGCTGAATAGGTTCGCCCAGGTTGGCGATGTTGTCAGGTGGAGCAGTGATCATGCTCTCGTTGGCATAGTAATACTTCATCTTACTACGTCCAGACCTGATGTTAACCAGGTTCTCTTGGAAATCAATGTCAGTACGATCAGGTTCACCGCCAGACACGATAGACATTGTGTTCAAGAACACATACAGGTCATAGATAGGTGCCTTGACAGGCATATCCAACTTACCAAATTCAACAACACCCATGATGTTCTTGTTATTGGAGATAGTAGACACCCGTTTGCCTGGTTTGAACAGGATACTAGGGTTAATGTTCTTGAAAATGTTCAGAACTTCGTTCTCATTTTCAGTGATTTTCATACAAGTCATCGATTAGGGTATTCTTCAATAGTATTGGATTTGTTGTTGAAGTGCATCAACAACACGGCATAGTGTAGCACCTTCATGATATCACGACGTGCAGTTCCTTTCCGATCGTAGCGAGATGCATACTTCAAGATGTTGCTACGACAGAACGCTTCACCATCACCACATGCATCAATCAGATCAAGAGTCTGAATGCTGTCTGGACCAGCAGAATAGTGCTGGTTGTATGTGGAGATAATATATTCTCGGAGTTCCGAAATGGTCTCCTCTTCATTGTATTTGTTCATAATCAACAGAACCGTTCTAGTTGCGACGTATAGAGATCAGTGTTAGTTCCACCCGACAGATTGATGATTGAATCACGGACGAATGGGTTCTGAACATTGGACTGATCCCACCAGTGGATCACCTTACGGATGCCAGAGCGTACAGGTTTGACTCTGTGAATGACACCCGTGGGATACATGCAGGCATAACCCGCTGGCAACTTAATACTAATACAAAAGTCGCCAAAACGCAAGTCTAGTTCGCCACCCTCATATTCATCTGGTTCAGACAAGAATAGAGTAGTAGATACATCCAATCGTAGACCGTCACTGCTTGTAACCTCATCAGAATGCCAATCATAACTATCAAGTTTAGAGTATTCTTTATATGTAAACCCTGTTCTAGCATTGGAAAGGGTAATTGCTTCATGGTCAGACTTGTCAATCTCTTGGTCTAACCACTCAGCATAGAATGCACCGTAGTCCATTCCCCACCCTTTAATCTCAGAGCATTGTTTGTTCCAGGTCTCTACTTTATTTTGACCAGGACGACCATAAGAGAGGGCATGTTGAATGCCCTCCCCATCAAGGATCTTTGTGCGATACAGCATCAGTCTTTCAGCAATTCGGACTCATCAAGTTCAATCTTAGCATCAATCTTGCTGTACAGTTCAAGGAAAGACTCCTTGGTTTCATCATCGAAACGGTTGAGGCAGAGTTTGATTGCCTTCACACGGTCGTTGAAGATAGCGAACGCACGAATGATGTGGACAAGACGACGAGTAGAGATCACTTCGTCAACACCACCATCCTTGAAAGTCTTACGGATGATCTCTGCCCAGGTGCAGAGGTTCTGGATGTACTCCTCATCACAGCAGTTGAGTTCAGAGCAGTAGTTGTTGAGCATCTTCGCCTCAGTGGCAAGAGAAGGATAGTCCTGCTCGAAGGTGAGAGGGAAACGCTCCAAGAATGCTTCGTTGAGAACGTTGGTGCCGACGAAACGACCGTCCTCAGAACCCTTACCCTTGGTGTTTGCAGTAGCAATCACAGTGAAACCAGGTGCAGGGTTGACCTGCTGACCAGTCTTCTTCAAGAACACACCGTTGCCTTCAAGAATGGATTGGAGGCAGAGGATTTTGTTAGAAGCAAGGTCAATTTCGTCGAGTAGCAGGACTGCTCCCCTCTGGATCGCTTCAAGGACAGGTCCGTTATGCCAAACAGTGTTCCCATCCACAAGGCGAAACCCACCAATAAGATCGTCTTCATCAGTTTCAACAGTAATGTTTACACGAATAAGTTCACGGTTCAGTTGAGCACATGCTTGCTCGACTCCGAACGTTTTGCCGTTTCCAGAAAGTCCAGTAATAAAGATAGGGTAGAAGAGTTTGGACTTAACAATCCTCTTAACATCTGCAAAGTTGCCAAAGGGTACATACTTGGAGTCCTTAGAAGGTACAAGGTTCTTGACAGCAGTCATGGTCTGGAAAGTCTGTTCGAGTTTTTCAGCAACAGTCAGGTTCCACTTGCCAATACCTGCTTTGTAATCTTTCAGACGCTTCTTCACAGTCGCCATGCTGCAACCGAAGTGATCAGCGGCGGTGAGAAGTTGAGCGTTACCGACCTGTTCTCCATGAGCGCCAGAGAGAAATTCAACGATTTGTTCAGTGGTGACAGGATGAGGAGCGAAGGTCATGTTTGTTTGTTTGTTTGTTATGTAATAATGATACCAAGAAAAAAACCCCCTGTAAGGGGGTAGTGGACACTATGCGATCTGTCCCACAAAGGATGAAAGCATGATCCTGTTGATGCCCTTGGACTTCAAGGACTTAACGAATGCAGACTTGATCTGAGACTTGGTTGCGTTCTCCACAACAGTCATCTCTGTGTCCTCAGAAGCACCACCAGCGATCACATAGAGTTCACTGTAAGAAGTACCCTTGATCACAGCAGACTTTCTCTTCCTGAACTGCTTAGTAACCTTCTCACGATCTTCGTACCTAACGCCGAGGTGATACCTCATGTACTGCTCCAAGGCACGACCCTTACAGATTCTGAATCCAAGGATGTTGCTCTCAGGGTATACCTCCCTGAGGTTCTTGATGAGTTGGTTAGTTGCCTCAGACTGACTATCTGTGATAGCAGGGAAGTAACGACCCTGACGACGGATGACAACGTTAGGACTGTGGTAAGAAGGATAGACTCTGGCGTCATCTTCGTACCTAGAAGTACGACCAGTTGCCATGGACTGTGACTCACCATCAGTCAAGATAAGTAGGTGACACTTCTCAACATTGTTCTGTGACTTCCACTTACCAAGGAATGACTCCATGACAATCAGTGCATCATTCAGAGGAGTACCACCAAGACCCATGAACCTAGGAGGACGAGGTGTGAAGCAGAAAGACCTGCGATTACCGTAGTAGTAAGCAACACGGTAGAGATACTTGCAGTGCTGATTGAATACCTTCTGGTTCACAGTGCTGGTAAGAAGGTTGACAAGTTTGAAACGATTGTCAATCCAGAGTTCACCTTCCTTGTTGCTAGACACAGGAGTGATCTCACCTGGTTGATCACCATTCAAGAGAGACATACCAGGATCACAGACGAATGAATACACATCGAAAGGAATACCAACCTTCTTGCAGAACTGAGCGAGGTTGATGACCTGCTTCACAGTGTCAAACAATTCGTCACACATAGAACCAGACCAGTCAAGAAGGAATACAAGACCGTGATTCTTGCCGTCAGGAGTACGAGTAACCTTCTTGAAAAGATCTTCGTTGTACTTGTAGGTGTGCAACTTGGACATATCAAGAACACCAGTACGAGATGTAGTGGCACGAGCATGTGCAGTTGCAGACTTACGGCACTCAAACTCCTTGACAAGGTAGTTTACATCCTTAGAAGACTTGGTGCAGAACTCAACGAAGTCAGAATCAACCTGAGTGAACGGATCAGTAGGATGATCCTCTGCTGGATACTGGTTTGCCCAGTCAGATACAGCGTCTTCCCATACAAGGTGAGCAGGAACTACGACTTTCTTATGGTTGATCTTCGGATAGGAAGCGTAAGTGATCTCGCCAGCATAAGTTGAAGACAGATCTTCTGCCTTTGAATCAAAAGAAGACTGAGTGCGAACCTCATCGATGGACGGGTCACCGTACATATCGTTCTTCTGGGTGCCGAAACCCTCTTCGTCTTCTTCGTCTTGATCTTCGTCTTGGTCTTTCTCATAGGATGGTGTTTCTAGGTCAGCGTCGTCTGACTTCTTAGCAGGACGATCCATAGGATCATCATCAGTAAACCAAGGACGTTCCTCGGACTGTTGCTCAGACTCATCTCCACCACCAGTAGCATTAGGTTTAACAGGAGCAGAGATCTTAGTTTCCTGCTTCTCTTGCTCTTCCTTCATGTACTCGTAAATAGCAACCGCAGCAGCAACTGCTTCCTCAAATGTTTCAGCAGCGCCCACAGCGTCTCTGAGAGGGGTCTCAGAGGATGCAAATGGCATCATAGAATATGCGCCAATCTTGAAGTGGAGGTTGATACGATCGACCAGAGGGAGTAGTTCGAGATCTTCATCCTTGATAGAAAAGAAGTCATCCTGATCAAGTTCTTCGTAACCCCTGAAAAAGTCTTTGGAAAGACCAGGGTACTTACGTTTCATAAGTTTCTCGATACGAGCATCCTCAGTCACATTGATGTATGACTTAGGGCATCCACAATCTGAAAGATCGGTGTTCGGTGTGTAGAGGGCGTGTCCGACCTCATGACCGACGAGCAGGTTGTATACAGTATTACTTGCCTTAGACCACATAGGGAGTGTGAGCACACGCTTCTCCACGTTGAAGGAGGCAGTCTGAACTTGCTTGTGCTCAACCAAGAGGTTCTCTGTCGCGAGGAGGCGGGCAAGAGATCCTTTGATTTCAATGTTCATGTTCAGTTCGTTTGGTATGTACTTAGTATAAAACCCTCTGGACCAAAATCCAGAGGGAGTGTACCAGTTATTTTATTGTCCCTCCTGATATGAGTGAGGGTCCTCGTCCAGTGGTCTGATGAAATCAGCACGGACAATCTCTTGGCAGTTCATTGCTTCCATCATATAGTTCACCGCTGCATCAGGAATTGCTTTGGTGCCACAAGTGAAAACATCACATACTGCCATGAGTTTCTCTGGCCAAGTATGAATACTGATATGACTTTCAGCAAGGAGAGCAACAGCAGTAACACCGAAGGGTGAGAACTTGTGTGATGTGATGTCCAGCAGTTCAGCATTTGCCATGACTGTGGCATTAGCAAGCATCGTTCTCACATGCGCTTCATCATCCAAGAGGTGATAGGCGCACCCCTTCATAGTGAAGAGGATATGTTTCATTGTGCTCATTCATCTGCTCCAACTTTCATTGTTGAGAAATCTCCGTTCTTTTCAAACTCAATCACTCTTTCAAATTTGTCGAGAAGAACCTCACCTTTGTGTGAAATGACAAACATGTTAGTTCTATCAGACATACTACGCAAGATCTTCATGAGTTCATCCGTTGCGGATTGATCAAGGGATGAATCGAAGACCTCATCCAGTAGGAGCAGGTTGGTTGACACACTGTTTTTCAGTTTGGCAACCTCTCTCCATGTAAACAATAGTGCTAGATCAATCTTCTGTTTCTCACCCTCGGAGAAGGATGAGTATGAAAAGTCATCACGGAATCGTGAGAGGATCTTTTCGTTAAAGTTATCATCCAGCGTGAAGTTCACATAGAAGTCCATGCTGTGCAGGTATTTATTTATTCGTTGGTTGATAAGAGGGATGAACTTACTGATGATTTTGGTTTTGATACCGCCATCTTTCAGGAGTTCCCCAACAGTTTTTAAGTGATCCGCCTGCTTGTTTATATTAGAGCATCCTTCTTGTTTTTTGTCAAGATCACCCTTCATTCTCAACAAATCTTGACGTTCACCTTCAAGGTTAGTTGAATCACTACCAACCTCAGTGAGGATAGAAGTGTTTTCTTTCAACAACCTAGTGCTCTCTTTGGTGAGATTAGCAATCTCATAGCGATAACCATTGATCTGCTCTGCTTTGTCTCGGAGATCTTTTACTGTCTTCTCGAACTTCTGGATCTCCATTGTAATTTGGGAGTGTCCGTCTGTAAGAGTGATACACTTCTGGTTAAGTTCCGCTTGCTTGTCAATACGAAACGTTTGATCGATCTCCTGAGTGCATGTCGGGCACGTATGATTGTTGAGAAAAAAATCGTACTGCTTACGGGTATCATTGAACTTACTTTTAAGTTTAGTACGCATCTCTTTGAACTTTTCATGCTTCTCAACAGCACGATCGAGTTCAGCGATTTGCGGGGTAAGTTTATCACACTCTTTATCTAAACGTTTGATTTCATCTTTGATCGCAAACATACGAGATTCATTCTCGTCAAACTTTTGTTGCTTCTTACTGGTGTTATTAGCATCAACCTTCTCCAAGTTCGAGATATTACGAACCTGCATGTCAACTTTCTGTTGTGCAACGTCTAGTTCATATTCACACTGACGTTGTTCTTCTTTAATAGTCTTGACTCTCTCTTTCAGGAGAGTATTCATCTGAGAAAAGATCTGGATGTCTAGAATATCTTCGATAACTTCTCTTCGATTAGGAGCATTAAGCTGCATAAAAGGAACAAAAGTGCTACTGCCGAGAATAACAACCTGAGTGAAAGATTTGTAGTTAAGTTTAAGTACACTCTGTTCCAGGTATTTCTGATAGTCTTTTGCTGCTGCGTCTTGATCGACAAGTTTTCCGTTTCGGTAGATTTCAAAGACCGAGGGTTTCATACCACGGACTATCTTATAAGAGATGCTGCCAATTTGTAGCTCAACTTCAACTACAAGTTCGCGTTCGTTGACAGAGTTGATCAGTTGACTCTTACTAATCTTCCTGAATGGTTTGTTAAACAACCCAAAACAAAGAGCGTCAAGAATTGTACTCTTGCCCGCTCCGTTGTTACCAATGATTAGGGATGATGTAGTACCGTTTAGATCTACCTCAGTGAACTGCTGTCCAGTAGACAGGAGGTTCTTCCAACGGATTTTCTCAAAAACAATCATGTATCGTTAGGTGGGAAAACAATCTGGTCAGGTTGAATAATAGTATATTGATATCCATAGGAGGTACAGTTCTCTTTGACTATCTCCTCTTCTACTTCCATAATTTCAAGTTGACGTGAGTAATCATTGGCAATCAAATACCCATGATAACGTTCGGCGTCATCCTCTTCAAGAAACAACTGGACAACGCGCTCGCCGTCTTGGTTGTCATCCCGAACAGCATACACACCCCCACTGCTTTTGTCAACTAAAACGTACATCAGACTCTTTGCGCTTCTACATATAGTGATTTAAGTATACCGAAAACTTCATCCTTGTTGTCGATTTCGCTTACACACTTATGTAGAATACTCAGAGTATCCTCTGTCTCGATAGACTCGTCCACTTCATCCAGGACAATGAAGTTATCCTCTATAACTTTGAGATCAACAGGATCAGCATCGACAATCTTTTTGAATGTCTTGTCGAACAGAACTTGATCTTCTTTCTTCTCTACAATAAGTTTGACGTAAGATCCTTTCAAAGATTTGTAATTGATCTTTGCGGTCTCATCATCCCTATACCAGATCTTATTGAACATGGTATTAGGGTTCTTAACGAAGGTAAGTTTTTTGGTATCTGTATTTAGTACATGGAACCCTCTGTCACAACCGTAATCATTCCAGTACAGTTGGTACGGATTACCGAGGTATGTGATGTTACCTTTGGTAGAACGGTGGTGATAATGACCACTACACACTAGATCAAATTTGGAGAACATGTTCGGGTCATCCCCATGTTCCATGGTGTATCCAGGAATAGGATCAAAATTATTAAGTTCAAGATGCCCCAGACAGACAGTTGCAGAAGAATCTGCCACCGCTCGCTCGGACTGATCTCTATTTGTAGGACAAATCCAAGGCAGAAGAAGTACAGAAAGATCAGAATACCGTAGTTCAGTAGGATCAGAGATGACAGTGATGTTGTCGTAGTCTTGCAGGAGTAACTCTGGACTATTAACTCTGAGAGTATTCTTGTAGTAAATATCATGATTACCTACAAGCATGTCCATGTGTACTCCTCGTTCTGCCAGAGGAGTGAACCACATCCGCTTAGCAGCATCAAGAGAAACGTAGTTGATAGACTTACGTTTATCGAAAGTATCTCCCAAGCAAATGACATTGGTAATCTTGTGCTTATCAATGTAGGGAAGTACCGTACCCTCATAGAAGGCACGGTACTTGTCAAGATATGCTGGACTGTCATTACGAACACCGAAGTGTTGGTCAGTGATTAACAGTATTTTCATCGGTGACCCCACGCGCTACATCATATTCTACCACAAGTTGCACCGTATCTTTACCGTATGAAGAAACCGTACGTTTAGAGTACGATTTACCGCCTGTGAGATCTGAAAGTTCTGCGAGAAGTTCAGCGATACGGTCTTTCTGAATACCTCTACCACGCCAGTAGTCTGACATATAAGACTTATGCATTAGGAGTACCTGGTGTTAGTTTCCACTCTGGACTTAATGTAGTTCATATCACTCATGTTGTCAAGGTCGTCTGTGTGGAAGACCTCTTCAAATCCTTTTCGTTCCAGAATCTTTTCTCGGATTGCTTGTTGCCGCTTCTCCTTAGCAATCCTTCTGAGATATGCATAGTACACAATCTGTGTGAAGTATGCAAACGGGTTGGACGATTTATCGGGATCGAAGTTATGAATATACTGAATACAATTCTCAATACCATCACCAATCATGTCCTCTCGGTACATGTAGTTGATGAAGTTTGGACGATACGATAGGTGTGTTGCGATCTTCAAGAAGCAATCACCAATATAATTAGACACACGAGGTTTAGGTTGACCTGCCTCTGCTGCCTGAGCGCACTTGTTACGATAGATAATCAGTTCATGAAGGAACTGTTTGTTATCTACATAGTGTTCTTTCTTTTTGGTGGACTTCCGTGGCATTAGTACCGACATAAAGGTTGTTCACGGTTGACATAATGTTAACACTTTCACACCCCAATCGTCAAGAGCTTGACAAGATGATCAATAATAATTATACTCAACACTGTAAGGGTTCAGAGACACAGTATAGCTAGTTACTTAAAGAAACTAGGTGAGTCATAGATCCTCTTCAAGAGTTTTCTGGCATCAGAAACTGATCCGATCAGTCCCATGCTTTCATTCATGGGTACTTCTGGGTTCCTTTCTGGTTCCTTATGAATCTCTTTACGGACCCAACGCTTGTACATCATCACCGCTTCTGGTGACATAGGTGCAATCGTCAAGACTTGGTTCTCTGGTACAACGTAGAAATCTTCCTCTGAGAAGTTCATCCAACGGATGAATCCCATAGCAACTTTTTGGGACTTGGCGTCCTTATCTGGATCAAGTTCTACAACCTTAGTCCTAGCAGGATTTTGAATAAAGATTAAATCTGTCTTCGTCTCAGGATCTTCTGTCACAAGAATCTCACCCAGGATCTCTTCACCTGTTGTGAGTTTCATAGTTCCATAGAACTGATCGTCGTGCCGTATGTAACTAATCATGTTTTAGTTTGATCTCCTTGATTTCGTAATTGAACGATTCTTCTTGGTAAATTTTTAATCTTTCACCAAGATGGCGAAGGGTATAATTACTTCTGGATCCTCGGGCGCAGTTATCAGCGATGTCATACAACACTGCCTGTGCCTTGTTTTCACCTTTCCTAAGGACACGACCAATAGATTGGAGGTTCCTTACTCTGGACTTAGATGGACTTGCGAATATAACATTGTGTAGGTTTTTGATGTTGATCCCTGTTGAGAACGTACCGTATGAAGCGAGAATGATTGCATCTTTCTCTTGTTCACATACTGCTCGTGCCTCTTCACGGTCGTAAGCATCAATACCGCCATGAATGAAGAACAACTTACGATTGCCCTTCACTTTATTATTTAGCATCTCCCACAAAGGGTCCCCGTGCTTCTCTACGTAGTTGAATAGGATGAGTGTATTGCCTTTCAGATCTGCTGCCAGATTCACAATCAAATTATTTCTTTTAGGATGACTGACGATGTAGTCCATCTCTTGTTGATAGTCATCAAAGGGCACGTATCCGTGTTTCAATACCAGACACTTCACTTGTAGAGGTGTGAGATGTCCTTTCTTCATCAGGTCTACTGTCTTAGTAACCTGTTCACATCTACCAAACAATCCTTCTAGCACCAACTGGTGCGTGTGCATACCATCGAGAGTACCTGTCAGTCCTATACGATACTTGCAGTCATGCATTTTAGTAAGAATACCTGACAAACTCTTCGCCTTATAGAGGTGTGCCTCGTCACCGATGACCACATCAAACCTATTAAAGAACTTCTTCGGTTCCTTATAGATAGATTGCCAAGTAGATATAACCACATCAGCGTCGGTATACTTCTCGGTGCCACCCATGATCTTGTGGCAGTATGCATCTGCCTTCCACCCATATTGCTGGAAGTCTTTGTATAATTGTTCAACAAGTGAAACGGTGGGGACGATGATCAGGCACTGTCTATCCATCCCTAGGTGCCATCTGACTAGGGCATAGATGATTAAGGACTTGCCTGATCCTGTGGGGGATAGTAGAAGTCTGCGATTCTTTTTAAGTGCTTGGTAAATTGCTCGTAACTGGTAGTCTCGTGCCTTAAAAGGTAGTCCCAGAGATCTAACGTACCCCGCAACTGCCTCAGGAGATATGAGAGGTTCAGTATCTGTTGGTGATCCATAATGTTCAGACTCTTCTACTTCCCAGGGGTAATCCCTCTGGTCCAGGAATTCAGTTAGATAATCAAAAAGACCCGCATATATCTCCCCTGTTGCTGGGGAGTATAAACGGATCTTGCCATCCCACTTGTACTTTTGGTACTGGGGCATATACTTTGCTTGGGGTACATCAAAGCAGAAATGATCTGCTAGTTCCTGATGTACATGTGGATCTGTATTAACTTTGATGTAGACTTCGTTCTTCTTCGTAATCCTAGTAATCACCTGTTTTCCTCAGATCAATAAAATTCTTAATCTGAAATCCTCGTGAGGATAACTGTTTAAGAATCATCTCTAAGTAATTTATACAAGTTTGAAGGTAGTCTACTTTCTGGGAGTTTCGCAACCATTCCTCGTCTGCCCAGATGTATGTGTTGAGGTCTCCTTTGAGAACCTTATGATTAAATGGTTTGTCAGCGTATACCTTTGCTGGTGCTTTGCCTGAATAGTATTCAAACTTTGCTTTGTAAAGCATCTTGCTCTTGGTCTCAGCGTCTGATAGCATCAGTTTGAATTGAGACCAGATGTTCAGATACTTTTCATGGATAACGGTACACTTAAAGTTTTCAGTGTCGAGATCGTTCTGGTCAACAACACAGTCCTCTCTCCACATCTCACGAATTTCATCAAGTGTCATTCAAGTACAGTCCTCCTCTTTCCATCGATGTCTTGGATTTCATAGGAGATATACCTGAACTCAGCAGTTGCTGTGGCATACTCCGTACCATCTATTGTAGCATTAAATTCTAACGCATTCAAACTAACAGGGATGAGATCCTTAAAGGTCACAAAGAAGTTAGTCTGCATATTAGAATTCAAGACGGCAAGAGACCCATCACACCTGATGGGATAATCTGCTTCTTCCATTGACACTCTTTCTCTAAGAGACTCACCACCGCCAGCGATACCACGCATCCAGTTATGTAGGATAAGATAATTTTCGAGATCTTCATCAACTAAGAAAGTTATATTAAATGGTTCGTAATTCAGACCATGCGCTTCCCATGGGATAGTACGTCCCATTATGGTAGGTTGCTCAACAGTATTCATCGACAGACCAGGAATTGATGCAGACTGTGAGAAGTAAGTTACCTTAGGGTATCCTTCCAGTTGCATCTTAAATCCGATCGGTGACAGAAAGTTTCTGTTCTCGACCTGTTTGTTCCAAGCACCGTAATCAGCAGGCATGATCTTTTTTTAGTTATTTATCCTTAAAGAGTTCCTCTACCTGCCTGCGTGCAGAGTTCATTTTGTGCTGTTCTCTTTCTGAATGTCTGTATTGATGTTTGCCATGCACGATAAAATATCCCTGAACTATCAATGACAGTCCAAGGATACCTATAATTACTGTACCAATCAGTTCAATGTTATGTTCAACCATGGTAGGATTGGTGGAATTACTCCAATAAGTCGAAGCAAACCCTCAGCAAAAAGTGCAAGAACAACCCAGCCAACACACATTGAAATAATTGAAGCATTGCGATTGTGTCTGCGTATTGCATCGGCAATCATTACCTCCACTTCTTCTTTACTAATAGGGGTGTTAGTCATTTTCGTCGTAGTCGTATGTTAAACGGCAGTCCCAGTAATGATCTTCTTCCCACTCTGGTTCATACAAAGGACAAGGTTCCTCAAAGAGGTGCTGCATCCTTAGTTGTTTAATCCGTTCACGTAACTGTTTATAAAACTCTCTCTTCTGATCCGAATTCATTGGGAGTATTCGTTGAGCATGTCCAGCATTTCATTAAGAGCGGAGTGCCTTCCATCGTGCCAGTCTCCATTCTTATGACTGAACTTACCGTCGAATAACTCAGTTTTAAGTTTGTATACTCGGGCAAGCATATCTGTCTTGCTGATACGTCCACGTCCCATGGTATCCCACATAAAGAGTTCTACGTACATTATACCAACTATTTAACAAAAAAGGTGCCTTGACGGCACCATTTTGGATAGTATGTTGGGTTTTCATTACATAAGCATCTCCTTGCATATCCGTTTACACACCGATTGGGTGTCTTGGCAATCAATCAGACACTCATAGTATTCGTTCACGTCGTCCATTTCTGATTCTAGTTCGTCAATAGTCTGAGCGAAGTGTCTCCACTCATCTAATTGATTGTGTGATACGATGTTCTTCATGATGATCACCATAAGATGTACTGCATAACAAATAGAAGTTTGAGTGCATGACATCACCTCGCTGGTTTCTATTACTACTTATGATAGTTATTGTATTGTAATATACATTTGTTGCTTTTTTACAAACCCGTTACATAGGTACAAAAAAAGAGACCCTTTCGGGTCTCTCGGATAAAGTTTTGTGAATGGATCACATGAGGTTGTCAACCAGGACTCTACGGTAGTAGCGGTTGGCGTTAGCGGTAAGAGCACCGCTGCCTTGGGAAGTACCTTCGGCGAAGGGGTTCGCGACCATGCCGTAGCGAGTCTTGAATCCGATCTTGGGCTGGAAGGTGTCCTGACCAACGGCACGCACCATTTGGAGCGGCACATAGGGGCAGTAGAACAGACCAGCGTCATAGGCAGAAGAACCCTTGTAACCAGCAACGTAGAAGTGACGGTCACTTACGTTAGCAGAGTAAGGATCAACATAAACCTTGATTCTACCGTTCAGAGTACCAGCAAGAGTGCTGCTGTTGTCATCAGGGAGAAGGTTGCTGTTGCCAGACAGTGCAGGGGTGTAGTCAAGAACACCAGCCATGGACAGAGCAGATGCCACATCAGCAGAGCAGATGAGGATGTTGCCCTTCCCGCGACGAGTTTCATGACCGATTGCGTTCATGTCTCTTTCGATTTGGAAGAGGAGACCCTTGAACTTCTCAACCGACCAACGACCGTTGGAGTCAACGTCGAGGTCAAACACACCAGCAGTAGCAGTGTTGTTCTGAGCGCCAGGACGAGCGATCTTGTAGACAGTTCTAACAACTTCTCTGTTGATCTCAGCGAGAACCTCAGTAGAGAGGATGTTAGCGAGTTCGCTCTCAGCGTCCAGACCGTGGACTGCTTTCAAGTCCTGAGCAAGTTCAAGACTGTACTCAGCTTTCAGTGCTCTGGACTTAGCAGTCACAGTGACCTTCTCGATCGAGAAGTTCATTTCTGCGAACTGGTTGCCAGAAGCGTCGCCCAGTGCCTCAGACTCGGCAGTGGTCATACCACCAGAGGTGTTATAAGTGCCACTGTCGTTGAGCAGACCAGGGTTGCTACCTGCCTGAGCAGTTCTACCCAGGTCAGATGCTGCGTTCTCAGCGGAGAACTCAGTGTCAGCCTCGTTGAAGAATGCTTCGGTGCCAGCAGTTCTGTTGGTGCCATAGCGTGAGCGCATTGCGAAGATCAGTCCAGTAGGACCAGTCATCGGTTGCACACCAGCGATGTCATATGCAATCAGTTTCGGCATGGAGCGTCTGATCAAGGAGATCAGAACAGGGTCGAAACCAGCAACAGGACCAGTAGCGGTGCTGCTACCACTGAAACCAGCGGTGCCAGCGGACATGGTAGGGGCTGCCTCGTTGAGGATGCCTGCTTCCTCTTTCAGGAAGGTTTCTTGGTTTTCGAGCAGGATGGAGGTAACAGCCTTTCTATACTTGTCCGAAATGTTATCGAGTTCGGAGTGTTCCAGAATGGGTGCCCACTTTTCCTGCAAAGATTCGGAATTGAACATTTGCTTTTTTACCTTTTAATTTCTAGGTGGAATAGGGGTTTAGTTATCACTTAGCCCAGCGGGAAAGTGCTTGCACATAGGCGTCCATAGTGCCGCCGATCTGTGCGTTCTCTACCTCAACATCCTCAGTAACAGTAGTCACTTCGGGTTTGGTGGAGAAATACGACTCTCTAAGAGTCGCCACCTTCTCGCGGAAGGTCTCTTCATTTTCAAACTCAACTGCTTCTGCAAGGGAGGCAAGTTTCTCGCGTTGTGCAAGAGACAGTCCTTCGCTCAGCTCGCTCACGATCCCATTCTTGATATAACCGCCGACCTCTTTGGTGAGACCAACGTTCTCTTCGATTTGTTCGTTGAGTTTCTTTTCCATAGTATCGAGTTGCTCGGTCATTTCGTCAACCAAGTCAACTTTCTCGTCGGGAACTTCGATGAAGTTCTCAGCGAAAACTTGTTTGAGTCCAGCAAGGACGCTTTCTGCCATCTCGGTCTTAATGCCGTGCTCAATGGCAAGAGCGTTATCCTTTGCCCACTTCTGAACAGCAAACGACAGATACTCGTCTACTTGCTCAGCAAGAGTGGTTTTTACGGTCTCAATTTCTTCTTCGAGGACCTTGGCATAATCACCATGGATTCTGTCAAGTTCTTCGTTAAGGCGAGAAACAACTGCTGCCTCAAAGATCGTAGCAGCTTTCTCTTTGAACTCCTCAGACAGGTCTTCACCCTCAGTCAGAGCAGCAACGTCAGCAGAAAGATCGATCTGAATGGTTTCAGTCTCTTCTTCCTCAGCAATCACTTCTTCACCTTCGTGCTCAGCGTGGTCGAAGGTAGGAGACTTCTTGATGCTGTCCTGCTTATTGCCAGAAGCATCGGAAGGTTTCGTTGTGGGTGCTTGTGCATTGCCACCCGTGACGACCTTAAACTTGTTAGACTCGTCGTCGGGTTTAGAGTTTTGGGGGGTAGGACCACCGAGGTCAGCGATACCACTAAGTCCACTGCCTTCATCAGACAGTTTACCTTGGGGATCGGCAGGCTTAGCGCCAGCAGTTACGCTCGATTCGTCCAGAGTAGTTTCAATTTTGTCAGACATTGTGTCTCCTCGTGGTTACGTTGCTGTGATTGCTCTAATTATTTATGATTACAGATTTTTCAAGAACTCAGAAAACGCGGAAATCTTCCTTTCTTCTAATTGCGCTGCCGCAGCATTGTCAATTCTTTTCTTGATTTGCTCAATTTGCTGCTCGTGGATTGCGCCACCAGCAAGCACCCATTCCTTCCCTTCCATGATTCCATTGACAAATGCATCAGGAGCAGAAGGATCTGCTACGATGTCAGCAGCAGTAGCGAGCATAAAGTCTTCGCCTACTACCTTGACACCATTTTCTTCCTTGATAGAACCCAGTCCGCGTGAAGAAACTCCCAGTTTGACACCTTCGTCAAGCAGTTGCTTGGCGATTTTACCCATAGGTGTTTCAAGAAGTCTTGCTTTACCAACAAAGTTATTACCTTCCTGTCTCAGGGAAGTGATGAGGTGAGAAGCACGGTCAAGGTTGATGGTAGGACCATCGGGGTGACCCAGTTCTCCCAGAGCACGACCAGTCTTAACGAAGTTCTCGTTATACTTACCTACTTCTCTTGCGAGAGTAGAGATAGGATAACGTCTTCCGTTACGGTTAGTGAGTTCGCCTTGCAGAAATACACCCTCAATGAAGGTGTTTCTCTTACCGTTCTTACCTTCGGTAATTACGATCTTGGCGTCATCAATTTGTTCCGTTATCAGTTTCATCGGTAGGTTCCTCAGTTGATGCTTCGGGGGTTTCGGGGGTTTCAGGTTCTGTCTCGGCAGATGCTTCTACCTCTGGTTCGTCAGGGGTAGGTGCAAACATCTTCGCGCCGACTTCCTTCTTCATGTCACCGATGGTGTCCATGGCGAGGGACTTCATCTGTGTATCAACATAGTCCGACAGGTCCTTTTGACCAGCGAACAACGAATTTACAATGTCAAGGGCAGATTGGGAGGGCATGATAATTACAGATTATATGTACTATTTAGATATTTCCTTTTTCGTAATCTTTGGGATCTAATCCCTCTTCCTCTTGTTCGGGTTCAGGAGGCATCAATGACATCTCCATTTGCGCCTTCTCCATCTGTTGCATCTCTGCGGGAGAGACAACCAAACCAGCATCCATTTCTGCCTGCATCTGCTCGTTGATCTCATCGATCTCGTTATCAGTTTGACGCAGAATGTTGCGGCGGAGGTATTCAAGAGAGAAGTATTTACCAGCGTAAGGATCCATCTGAGCGAGAAGAGCGAGTCTCTCATTCATAACTTCCTTCTCTTTCATTTCAGAGAAGTAGTTATCAGCAATGAAGTTATACTGGATTTGCTCCTTCATCTCATCCCATTCTTCCAGCGTGCAAACGCCTTTCAGAACCAGTTGAGTTTTAAGGAGATCATTAAACAGATCACTAAACTTCTTACGGAGTCTTGTGACAAACTTTTGGAACTTCACTTCATCACGGGTGATCTCAGCAGATCTACCAATGTTGAAAGAAGATTCAGATTCCAATCTAGACTCTGGGACATTCAGAGATCTATACAGTTTCTTCTGGAAATACTTAACGTCTTCCAGTTCACCGAGGTTTTGCCCGCCAGGGAGAGTAGAAATTTCAGTGCCGCGCCCACCCTCGCGTCTTGGAAGCCAGAAGTCCTCCAACATAGACATGAATTTCTTATCGTCTCTGATCTCACCAGTGTCAGCGTTATAGACCAACTTGTTTCTATAACGAGACATCACTTCACGCAAGTATTGTTCTGCCTTTTGCTTGGGCAGGTTACCCACATCAATGTAAAAGATGCGGCGTTCGGGTGCTCTGGACAGACGATAAATGACCAGAGAGTCCTCAATCATACGGAGTTGATTGAGTGCTTTGATTGCTTTGTGAAGGTGTGACAGCACATAGTTGCGCTGCATATCCAACTGACCAGAGTGGATATAGGAGATAGCATCAGGAGCAATCTTGATACCATTATTCTCATATCCTTTCAGACCTTTTGGTGAGTAAATGTAATACTCAACAGACTTCGGTACGATCGAAGCAGTCTGGGGATCGATTGGTTGGAGGCGATCTTTGGGTTTGTCAAACTCGACAACCTTCTTGATCTTACGAGGATCGATATACCGCAACTCACTAATGCCAGCACTAGGGTTCTTGGTATCGATCATCTTATGATAGAAAAGTCTGCCGTCGATATACCATCTACGGAAGATGTCGTATGCTTTTCTATCAAAATCTAGGAGAACAAGGACGTTTTCAAACTCTTCCTTGATTCTATTTCTGAGTGTCTGCGATGCTTTGAGGTTTTGGAGATCAATATCTACGGGATGATCGTTTAGATCCCCAGCAATCGCTTCGTTAACAACATCATTGATTGCTGCATCACATTCAGGATGCAGTGACATTTCACGGTAACGACCAATAAGGTCTGCTTCGCTTGCCTTGTTGGCAGCGTCGCCCATCTCGACATATTGTCCAAAATAACCACCAGCAACAATAGGTTGCGCTGCATCGTCTGACTCTTTACGCACAAAAGAAGGAGCCGATTTCGACCCCTTCTTTCTATCAAGCGAATAACCAAATAATTGGGACATCAGACGTATTGTAATTACTTGTCCTACTATTTAGTAGGTTTGTAATTCATCAGTCTGTGCTTTCTGCGTTACCAGTGTTAGTATCGGTTGCGTAAGTCCAGTATTGAACTTGGAACTCAACGGTGTACTCCTCAGGAGTATCGTTGCTATCCCATGCAAGATCGATTGCGCTGATGTTAGATGGCCAGATGCCAACGAACTCATATGCAGCAGAGTGTGCGCCCTGTCTGTCGAACTGACGGACCAATGCACTAGACTGATACTCAGCAATGCTGGTAGCAGTTTGATAGTTCATCGGCATGGACTGAATGATGCGGGACCACTCTTCCAGTTTACGTCTGAGGAGGAAGTTCTCGTCGTTCATGACGGTAACAGTCCAAGGTTCAAACGTTCTGTCGCCAGCGATTTTCAGAGTACGACCTCTGAAAGGAACCTCAACCACACCCACAGTAGAAGCGGGAAGGTTTGCTGCCTTCACGAGGAAGGTAGAGAGGCGAACGCCTTCGGCGCTACTGGTGCTGTTGTTCTGAGATTCAGGAACGTCAGCAGCGTTAACTTGGAAGATCTCTTCAACCTTAGCGGGGAAGTTGATCTCAACTTGGAACAGATTAGGGCGAGCGAGTTCGCGAATCTGCTGTCTAAACCCAATAATGTCCTGTACGACATTAAGTCTTTCGACTTGTCCAGGTCTTTGACGCTTATTTTCGCGAGGCGTTCTCCCTGTTTTTCTAGGTGATGCCATTTGTAGACTCCGTTATGTTTATTGATAAAAGGAAAAAAGGGGAGATCGCCCTTAGTTGACGATCTCAGAGAACGATGCACCAGTTCTGGTGGCAGTGAATTGCAGCGTGATGAAGTTGATAGAGCGGGTGGGCTTCACGAAGATTTCCGCGAAGAACTCGCCACGATCAATGGCGTCATCAGGGTTGTTGCTACGGTCGCAAACTACGAGGTAGTCAACAACGCCTCTGCGTGATTGTACACCTCTAAGATAAGGATCGACGACGTTCTTGAATCCCTGACGGGTGAACTCATCGTTCAGTTCAAAGAGTTGTGACTTAGCAGCAGTTGCGATTGCTTTCTCGATCACGAGGAACAGTCTACGAACGTTGATTCTGTCGAAGGCAGAAGAGGTTGCGAGAGCAGTCTTGTCTCCGAAGAGCACGATGCCTTGTCCAGGGAATGCAACGATCGGGTTGACTCGTGAGGCATACAGTCTGTCTCTCTGATCTTTCAGAGGAGAGTATGCAAGCTTCACAGCGTTACGGAGTTGACCTCTGGTGAAACCAGCAGGAGAGAACCAAGGTTCCTGATTCAGAGCAGTGCTCAGAGTCAGACCAGCAACGTCAGCGTTACATGGGAGGTAACGGTACTTATCGTTGTACTTGTCGTAGATGTACTTGTAGTTGTTATCAAATACAGCGTACGAAGAGGAGGAAAGTCCATCGAAGAATTCGATAGTCTTCTCTACGATATCGTTGTTGTTAGAAACACCGATGACAGATGCTCTCGGGGGAGAGATGAATGCCATGGCATCCTTTCTAGTAGCAGCGATGTCGATGCACTTTTGTGCTTTTGCAGTAGAGTCAATGTCGTTGGACATTGCGGGACCCATGAGAATGTAATCCACCTCCTCGGTCTCAGGGTCGCTAAACAGGTCGTAGGAATCGAACAGTTTGTCGCGTTGAGCGGTATAACCGTCAACACCACCTCTCAGAGAATACTTCACAGTAGAAGAATTCTTAGTAGAGAGGACTGCTGCACCTGCGCCGTCTTTGGCGAGAATTGCAGTCGAGGACTTGAATGGGTCGAAGTGGCGGTTGGTAGCGGCAAGACCAACAGAGTCAACTGTGGTGCTGCTAAGGTCCATGGCAAGACCAGTCTCGTGTGAACCCCAGAAGAGGTACTTAGACTGTGCCTTGATTACATCCTTGTAGTAGATGTTTGCACCCTGAGGAGACTTAGCATCAGATGCCTTAGATACGTCAAGGAACTTTTCAAGAACCGAACCAGGTACGCCAGTGATGCCGCCGTCGCCATCAATGACGAGGATGTGCATCAGGTCATGGTGACCACCGCGATCAGCAGCATACTGGGAAGTGCCAGGTCTGCGAGCAATGGAAGACCACTTTTGGTTGTAGTCATATTCTCTGGACTCATACTCACCAGAGAGAGCGTCGATGTTCAGTGCGGGAACACCAGCATTCTCGTCACCACTGAGAGTATCAGAGGAGAGAAGATCTTGGTTCACCAGGAACGGAGAAGCATCGTCGTCGATCACGACCATCAGTTTGCGCTTAACGCCAGTGATGATTGCTTCATCGCCAGTAACGGAACCAGGGGAACCAGCGTTGTTTGCTTTCTCTTGGATCTTGTCAGCGACTTTCAGGAAGTCAGTGGTGTTATCGTGGTCGATGCTGACTTGCAGTGTACGCATCTTAGCGTCATAAGCAAGGATCTCACCAGCGATATCAGTGGTGTAGGAGTTACCAGCACCAGAACCAGCAACGAAGAAGTTACCAGCCTCGAAACCACCTTTCAGACTATCACCTGCTTCAAGAGTCAGTTCGATGATGTAGTTATAGATCGTAGCGCGGGAGTTGGTTGAAGAAACAACAACTCTCTTGCCAGGAAGGAACTTACGCTCAGCGCCACTTGGGGGTGCGCCCATCATCAGAACTTGGTCAGGACCAGCGTCGGTCATTACCACGCGGATGCTGTTACCGTAAGAACCAGGAGAACGAGCAGCCCACTTCCAGTTGTTAGCGGCAGACTCAGTTACTGCTTCATACTCATCAAGGTTCTTGATGATAGGAGCGGCAACACCAGTAACGGTAGTCTCGTTAACAGTGGTCTTGTTGGTAGTAACAGTCAACTTGGTGACATCTACGCCGTCAGTGTGAGCGGCAGCAGCAGTACCCAGAGCAGCACGAGTAACAGTCAAGTCGTTAGTGCTAATAGCAGTAACTTGAAGGATCTCGTCGTCGATTCTGATGTAACCGTTTACAGTGGCACCCAGGGTTGCCTGAGAGGTCACTGGAATAGTGGTTGCACTAGCACTGATAGTAGAACCACTGTTGTTAATCGGAGATGAAGTGCCAGGTTCGATCAACGTGATCTGAGAACTAGCGGGGTGCAACACAGCAGTGGTTGCAAGTTGTGCGCGATCAACAGTCAGGTCAGTACCACTTACAGCGGTGACCTTGATGATTTCATCGTTGATCTTCAACAGATCGTTAACGTCGATATCTGTTGCGTCAGTGACAGTCAGAGTCGTATCAGTCGCAGCAAAAGTTGCGAGAGTGATCTGAGCGGTGTCAATAGCGTTTTTAAGAGTGTCGTTGGCAGCACGTACCACTTTGACAGATCCACCATAAAGGAGGAACTGAGCGGCAGAGAACCAATACTCGTAGTTATAGTCGTTCGGCTTTCCGAACTCTTCGATGAGTTGTCTCTCGTTCGAGATTACTCTTACTTCTTCGACGGGACCCTTCTCAAAGGTTCCCACGACTGCCGCTACATTATCGACGGTAGCGTTTACGGAATTGGTAAGATCTCTTTCAAGGACGACAACACCTGGGGAAATTTGTGTGGATGCCATCTGGTATACTCCTGATAGTAAATCAATCGGATGCTACTATTATTTAGAAATACCACTATTTTCACTGGGGAAACTAGCCGTGAGCATTACCAGTCAGGATAGTCTGTTATCCATTTCCTCGGTTGTCGTCTACGTTTTGCAATTCTTTTGATCGTACACTGCTTACATTCGTAAGAATACGCTGATGGCAATGCTCCCCGATCTTTTCTAGTCCTATAAAATCCATCTAGTAGGTCCTTTGTCTTACCACATGTCTTACAGGTACGTTCCTTTAATAAGAGATGTTCTAATTCAAATTCCCCTTCTAGATCCATTACCGATAATCCCACATGTAAGACATGTCTCCATATTCATCTGTGTGCCATACCTGTCCATCGGGATCCACAAATGATGTCTCATCTATACCATTATCTATAAAACCAAAGGGTGCCATGTCTGCTTCAATCTGTTCTTTCTGTTCCAGATACATGCGAGCACGAACATCCTGATCATGTAGTTCTCTGAAATAATCTGAGGTTGCTAACCAGGAGAACATAACCAAGCACATAGCAAGGTCATCGTTACATCCTTCTTCTGCTTCCCATGCCTGACCCTTCTGAATAAAGGTAGTCAACTCAGCAATGACATCATAGTCATTGAGTAATAGTTTATCGTCTTCAATCAATGCTTTAAGGTTAGAGCATCCAGTCTTCTTGACTGTGGTAGACATCTTCACACCTAACTGTGTCTTGGTGCCAGAGAATCCTTGACCCACAACTTGTCCTGCACGCCCTCTCATAGCACACATAAGGAGGTTGTCATACTCCAAGTCAAACTGCATGATATCTGCAACCTGACCACCGATATCATTTACTTCAATAAGTACATATGCGTGGTTGTAAGCAGTAGCAACTTGGTGTATAATATTCGGGAACAACAAAGGTTTGATAACGTTGTTCCTATACTTTGCAACCATACGGTAAGGTATAGTCGTGGTGTCGATAACTGTGAAAGCGGAGTAGTCCTTGGTAACCCCTCGGGCTACGTCCACTGAAATTACATACTGATGATCTTCGATAGGTTCTTCAAAAATATCAAGACCTTTATTGCGGTTAATCGGTTCTTCATATACCATCGTACGCAACTTTGAGGCAGAGATGAGGGTATCAACTGATCCCAAGAACTCGCATTCAAACTCAACCCTGAACTGCTCCTCAGAGGTGTTCGCGATGGTTTGTTCTTTCCATACTGCATCTCTTCCTGGCACTTCTGACCAGTGAACCTCAGTGGTTACATATTCGTTCTTATTTCTCTCGGCGTCATGCCAGAGTTTATAGAACATGTTCATCCCGTGTGGGGTAGAAATGATAATAACTTTGGTTGATTTACCAGAAGAGATAGTAGGATAAACAGAACTGAAAAACTGGTCAGCAATATGATTCGGAATGAACGCGAATTCGTCCAGAAAGATGACGTTAAAAGACATACCCCGTACAGCAGATGCCGAAGTAGAAGCAGCCATGATTTTGCTTCCGTTCTCCAATTCCAGAGATCCTCGGTTCCACTGACTGATTCCTTGTTGCAACCACTTGGGGAGGTTTTCATAACTAAGTTGTAGACGTTGTAGCATTTCACGCGCAGTCGCTGCTTTGTTAGCAAGGATTGCTACGTTGACATTATCATTGAACAGTACATACCACAACAGATAGGAAGTCACAATGGTGGACTTACCCGACTGTCGTGGTAGTTTGGCGATATTAAATCTATTGTCATGAAACTTCCTAGTCATATCAACTTGGAAGTCATACATCTCAAATGGGATCAGACCTTTATCCAGAGACACAATCTTGATGTATTTCTGAATAAAGTAAACTGGATCCTTAGAGCATTTAATAAATTCCTCAATCTGATCAGGCGTAAACGATTGTGCAACGTTTGCCTTTTTAAGATTAGGATTGCCTAGGTACTGCTGATCTGCACTCATACCAATGTTCCGTGTTCTCTACGAATCTCTTTCAGTTCTTCAAAGTCTTTTTGTTTCGTACCACCATCATATGCCCATGCATATCCTTCGGTGATCATCATTTCGTTGAGCGATAGTTCGCTGTCCCCCACATAGAGCCACCCAAGTAGGCGACCATACTTACCAACACCGCCAACGAGTTCAGTACGAATAGTAAGTTGATCTTCTCCCGCAAGGGCACCTTCGAGTTTTTCTTTGAGCCAGTTTGTTGCATCGATTCCTAACTCCTTTTCTTTGAGGTCTCTCGTTCTCTTCTCTGGCGTATCAACTCCTGCAACTCTAACTCTTTCTTTCTTGTATAGATCAAACCCGAGATCAATAGTAACGTCAATAGTATCGCCATCAAGAACTCTGTTGATCTCGATCACTCGAAAGTTGTAGCAACTCTTCCTGCTTGGCGGGGTCATCGCTCCCATCTTCTAACTCCTTGAATGCTAGTGTCATTATTGTATATATGTAATAACCTACTCCCATCAATAGGAGAATAAGACACCAGATGATACTCCAAGTAACATCATTGACATCATTCAGTGGTCTCAGTATCAGGTTCATAGGGTTTGAATGATATGCTTATATTATCTAGTCCTTCTACTTCGCTAGGGGTGGATGTAGTAACCCATGGATCAGGGATCTCTTCATCCCATTGTTTATGGATCTCACGTACCTGGTTATCAACGCTATCCATCTCCTGTTCGACCTTAGCATCGACCCAGACTTTCCACAACCATTCAATAATTGCTTTGTATATTTGATTCCAAGGGTACTTCTGATTCCTTGCCCATAGTTTGGACTTGGTATACCAGGTTTCTTTCCCTCCCCAAGTTTTTTCAAATTTGAATAAGTTAAATTTCATTGTTCTAGACTATCTAAGTAGTCTATCCACCATTGTGGATCTTTATGGACTTTCCAGTTCGGAACAGGTTTACCCTGCTCCGAATAATGGTCGTACAATACCTTATCGATAGTCTGTGCGATCTCCAAATTCCTCTTCTTCTTCATCAACATCTGCATACGGGTTCTCCAAATAGGGTCCTCGTTTTCGTAGAGGTTCTTTTCTGACATAATCCGACTCAGCATTGACAGCAGACATCCAGACCGCAACCTTCATTACTATATAGATGACTGCGAGGGGTAAAAAGCACAGGATCAATGTGTATTGTGATTTCATCTAACGTTGTGTCCTCCAAACATGTATCTCATACCGTTCAGAATCTTGGATCCGAAAGCCGACAGACCGCGACTACTAAATCTTTGATAAAGAGCAGTGGATAGAACAGGAGCGGGTACACCCAGATCCACAGCGGTATGAACAGTCCAACGACCCTCACCGCTATCGGATACTCCGCCAACGAACTTATTAAGCTCTGGATCGCTGCGAAGTACATCAGCAGTAAGATCGAGTAACCAAGACCCAACCACACTACCGCGACGCCAACACTCAGCGACCTCAGCAACGTTAATGTCGTAGCAGTAATCTTCTGGACATTCCATGGGGGCAACCTCTGCGTCTCCCTCCTTGACATATTTAGATCCTGCATTGGCATTTTTTAGTATATTGAAACCTTCGGCATATGCCTGCATCATTCCATACTCAACACCATTATGGACCATCTTCACAAAGTGACCCGCTCCTGGTGCTCCGCAATGCAACCAACCTGATTCAGCAGGTGAGACCCAGCTGTTGTCGTGGGTTCTGGGGGCAGCACCAATGCCTGGTGCGAGGGAGTCAAAGATAGGACGGCAAGCAGCGACTGCTTGATCTCCGCCACCAACCATAAGACAGTATCCACGCTCCAAACCATAAACACCCCCGCTAGTACCACAGTCAATATACTGGATACCCAGTTTTGAAAGGTACGATGCCCTTTTCCTACTGTCCTTAAAATTGCTATTGCCATGATCAATAACAATAGCTCCTTCACTACAAAATTGTAGTAACTCATCGAGTGTCTCCTGTACAAGTTCTGCTGGGATTACCATTTGGTAAACACCAGAAGGTCCAACTTGTTGAACCAATTCTTCAAGAGAAGGTGCTACCTCAGTAACATATCCTTTCTCTTTTGCTTCCTCTGCCTTAGCAAAGTTCCGTCTGTATCCATGGACTTCAATACCAGCGGACATCATCCGACGAGACATACCCTCGCCCATCCGCCCAAGTCCGATCAATCCTACTTTCATTTGTGTTTCTTAGTAAACGGTTCCCAGTGTTCCCATCCATATTTGTGGACCAGGTGCATTCCTATGATGGGTACAAAAACTAAAAAGAATCCCATGATACCTAGGCACCAGGGAGTCTGCATTACCTGTCTAACCAGGAGCTGAACGTGATTCATTTTGGAAATACTCTGGTAAAGGACATCCTTTGAATTCGTTTATCTCATTAACAGATAGAACAAACATGGTTACAAATCCTAGACAGAACGCAAAGAGCATTTGTGGGAAGTTATAGTTCCCCATATATGCAGTAGGATCTGGTTCATCATCATGAGGATGAAGATGTTTAGAGATCTGTTCTACTCTTTTCTTACGTTCTTCGTCAGATTTTTTCATGCTGGATAGTCCCAATCTGTGATAAACTCTGTCTTATGCAAGGGACCCCACAGACCTTCATGATAAAGGAATGGTGTGGTTCGCACCTTACAAGTCTGTCCAGTACAAAGCAGATCGTCAACAATACGCCAGGATTCCAACACCTCTTCCGCGTGGACGAAGTGAGACTGGTCTCCATGGATAGCATCATAAAGTAACTTCTCATACCCATCGATAGCATTATCAGGGTAGTTATGAGTTAGTGTCGCTGCTTCGACCTCATCCTTAAACCCAGGGGTCTTCATCTCGATACGAATATCTAGATGTGGATTAGGTTGCAATCGCATAACAATGCGATCATTAGTTGCGTGGTTAGAAAATAGTTGTCTAACGGGTGCTTTTAGTTTAACAACAACTTCAACACAACCGTGAGGCATCTTCTTTCCTGTTAGGAAATAGAAAGGAACTTGATCCCAACGCCAGTTATCAATGTAGATATCACCAGCAGCAAAGGTAGGTGTCTCTGTATTATCTTCAACACCTTCCTCTTCTCTATACCCAACGTATTGACCTGCAACATACTTAGTGCCAAGTCTTGTAGCAGCGAGAACTTTAACTTTCTCTCTGCGTATCTCCTTAGCGGTATACTTTGCAGGAGGTTCCATAGCAATCAAAGCAAGGACTTGCAGGATATGATTCTGCAACATGTCTCTGACTGCACCAGCACCTTCATAGTATTGTGCTCTACCTTCACATCCAATAGTTTCGGATGCAAAGATCTGAACCTCTTCTATGTAATCCCTGTTCCAAAGTGGTTCAAGTAATACATTACTAAACCGAGTGGCAAGGATATTATTAACAGTATCTTTGCCGAGATAATGATCAATGCGATAGACTTGCTTCTCGCGTAAACATCTCCCAACCACAGACTGTAAATGATCAGCAGATTTAAGATCGTACCCAAAGGGTTTCTCAATAACAACACGGGATGTTTCTGAGTCTTCGACGAGTCCTGCTTCTTTGAGATTTGTGATGGCATCAGCGTACCTCTCTGGCGGAACTGAAAGAAAATATGTTATACTTCCTTCTGTTGGAAGCGCAGCAAGACTATCCTTATCACTCAAATTACATGGAACATAATCCAAGTGCATCTTGAAGTCATCTGGATAGTCTTCCAGGTGCTCACACCAACTCTCCTTTGTATGTTTTGTTCTGGATGCTCCTATAATCTTAAAAGATTGAGGGAGCATCCCTTTCAAAAACAGTTGATACAAAGCAGGGACCAATTTGCGTTTGCAAAGGTCCCCAGTAGCACCGAAGATAATTATTGTTTTAGTGAGCACATCCGTTACCTTTATAGTCTTCTGATTCGTAGTAGTTATTCTCACCCTTTCGTATCCCGAAATAGATCGTGGATAGTACAAAGGGTATTGCTGCCCAAAGTAAGACATTACCGAACGTCATAATAGTTCCATCGCAGATCTAAGTTCCTCAACGTGATGAATTTCATCTTCCATAATTTCATAGATCCTTTTGTCAGATCTATCAATGTACATTAAATAATCGCTGTACGTTTGTGCAGCGTGTTCTTCTACTTCCAGACTTAGATGGTAAGCAGACATAGGAAATAACCAGTAATAAACCACGTTAATCCAATAGTAGATAAGTACGAGGTGTCTGGCGAAAGCGCGATCAATCCAATAAGCATTACCGCCCCTGCTCTCCATATATTCAAGATGTTCTGTTTCATTTACAGACTGCTCGAAGTGTTGACGCATTAAAAAATGATGCTCAGGTCCACGTAAACCCATAGATTCACGTAGATGTAACACACTTAAAAAAGCAAAATAGGGTGCCCGAGCAATCTCTTCAAGCACCCAGAAACGTTGATAGTGACGACCTCTATAAAGAAAGTCAATGATTGCTACTGTGATATCTAACGTTATCGTATTTAATTTTTTCATTCTACATGTACTGTACCGATCATGCCTGCTCCTTTGTGAGGACCACACCAATAAGTATAGTCGCCTGCCTCAGGGAATGCAACGTCGAACTCTTCACCAGGCATCATAGCGAGTGCCTCGTGACTTAGTTCTGGATGATCTTCCACAACAACGTTGTGGGGTGGTAGCATGTTGTTGATGAAGTGAACTGATTCTCCTGCGCTGATTGTAACTTCTGCTGGTTCAAATACTAGATTACCGCCTGAACCCATCTGGACATCTACTGCCCATGCTGGCATAGCAAAAAATAGTGCAGCAAATAAGGAAAGAATAAACTTCATAAAACCTTACTGTAACTGCACTATTTAGATGTATATGATCGGTATATTAACCTAATCGGTCCTGAATCTCTGACATTGCATCCTTCTTTCCTTTGATCATTCCATCGATATAACCACTTCTATATTCCCATGTTTGACCACCAACCTGACCCTTCTTTGGGTTGATACATTGATCATTTCCTAGGTTGTTGCAAACCAAACCTGCAAGGTCTAGTTCTGAATCTTTGTTAGTGTTGCCTGTACCTCGCCAGACATGTTGTCCATTGATCCACGTTGCTCCACACTTCTCACACTCTACGCGAGAGAGTGACAGATCAGACGCTTCTTTTTCGTTACTCATTGTTTCTAAATCCCCAGTGATGTTTCCATGGTGGTGTGAGTGGGAGACCCAGTTCCTTTTCCATTCTGAGTCTCATAGGATAGACCCTAGCACAAATGATGAAGTGTCGCAACTTTAAGTCCAGAAAATAAAACAGTCGCATTGTGGATTCTATACCAGCATATGCGACCATTAAACAGACTATTGCAACGACAAAATAAAAACCTAGCAGTTCCATGCGCGTAAAGATTTCGAGAGACGATCATCCCCAGTATTGTTGGATGGTTTCTGTCTCTTCCTCATACCTTTCATACGAGCACAGAAAGAACGACGACGAGGATTACCAACCTTTTTACTAGGTGCTTTCAGATCAGACCCTGGGTTCTCTTTTTCGTAGGACTTACGTCCTTTCTCATTGAGACCACCCTCTTTGTTCTGACCTTCTTTCTTAGTCCAAGCAGCACCTTCCGTACGCATTGTCATATCAGTAGGCTTCTTCTTCGATACTGCTTTCATTTGCAGTTGAAGTTTCTGCCTATTGATCATCAGTTGCTTACGCTGAATCTGTTGTTGGCGATTCTCCATAGATTTATCGCCTGCTTCGGAAATGTACTCCTTGAAAGTAATCATCTTGGTTTCTTAGGACAGTTTTCTTCGTGCTTTTCGATCCATGTCTTTGGACGCCAGTGACCCTGAGGTGAAGTCACCCCACAGTATTGGCACTTCCAAATGTTGTTAGCTTGTTTTTCAGCCATAATGGTAAGATCCTTTATTAGTTTTCTTCGGTAGTTTACCACCTCTTACCTTGGTTCCAGATGTTTCACCGTAACCTGCTGGGTGCTTCCCTGCCTTAGTTTTACCGATGGAGTCAGACTTTGCCTTACTACCCTTTTCAGTATAGTGCAGTTTGGCGGATTTGTCTTTGTCCTTGGTAATCACAGACTCTTGTCCATGCTTGCGACCCAGACGACGCATCACTTTGCCGAAACGGCGCTTAGACATCTTATCAGGTTTTGAGGTCTGATAGGAAACTTCACGTCCAGTTTCACCACTGTCATACTTGTACTCGCCCACACCTTTCTTGTGACCGATACCGTGCTTCTTCAAATCTTTTTCAAGACCCTTACGACCTTCACGATTTTTCTTCTCGTCAGATCCACGGTCAGCACTGATGTGTCCAGTAACCTGAGTCTTAGACTTCTGCATCATGCGACCAGTACGGTTGCCTTCGTCGAGGAACTGCTTGAAGGACTTACCCTCAACTTCCTCTTTCTTCAAACCAACCTTACGCATCACCTTACCAACGATGCCTTCTTTCTTCTTCGCCTTAGCAGCATCGATACGCTTCTGCAAATCAGGAGAATACTTGACAGAAGACTTCTTCTGACGCTTGGAGTAATCCATATAGGATTCACCCTTACGCAGTTTCTTAGGATCTTCCTTCTTAGGGGTTGAAGATGAGGATCCACGATCTTCACGAGCACGTTGGTTAGCACCAGGACCACCGAGTTTCTTATCCTTATCGGGATCGGGATGCCAAAAGTCTCCACGTTCCAGTATAACAGACTCTTGCTTCAACCGTGCTGCACGCTTTGCCTTTGCCTTAGCAAGGATTCTTTCGCGTGCTGCTTTACGCTCATCGGCGGGGATGGCAGTAACTGCACCAAGTTTTTGATCAACATCACCAGGGGCATAACCTTCTTTCTTGGTATCGATGATGGCACCTTTACCATGCTTCTTGCGGATCTCTGCCTTGACATGATCAAGTGCGCCCATACCGTCATACTTTTTCTTCTGGGGCATAGGTTTGGGTTGTGAACCACCAGATCTAGCAACGGACTTACTACGAGGACGCCAAGTGCCACGTTCCAACTGACGATCCTTCATGCGATCGTAGTCTTCCTCCTTGATGAACTCTTCTTTTTTCATTGGTAACCCCTTATGTTTTGTTGATGCGAATTTCTTCACGTCGGAACGCTTGGCGGAGGCAGCAACTTTGGCAACCTCAGGCGAGGGATTCTCCATCTCTCCCTTCTGAGCCGCTCTAACCATCCCGAAGAATCTTTGTTGTTTTTTGGAGACGGCGGGCATTTACTGTCTCGCGACTTTTGTGCATTTAAGACCTGTTCCATCGATAGTCTCCAAAGGATCCTTTTCTATGTATACAGTTTCACCAGATCTGATCGATGCATTTCTGGCACCAAGTGCTACGTATTTGTCAGATCCACCACGCTCAGTAACCACAGGTGCATCATCAAGAACGAGCACGATGGTGGCATTGGTATCGTTGACAACACGTACAGCAGTTGCCTTACTCAGATTGGTTGCGGCACTAAGGGTAACCTCAGTTGCCATTACTCGTACTCTATCCATTGTAATTAGTTACAGTAGTGCTTTTACTATTTATCTTGTTGTTGTTTTAGGAACTTAGCAAGATCTGCTGTACTCCCAACAAACATTGTATTGTTAGTTGTATTAACTTCCTTTCCTTTCTTAGGTGCTTCAATATCAGCAACCTTCTTTTGAAGATCAACTAATTTGTCAGCAACATCTCCCACATGCTTGATCAACTGACCAGCAACCTCAAAGGCACGAGGTTGATCAGACTCCTGTGCAAGTTCCAGGATTCCATCAACTGCTTCTTGTCCTTTCTCAATCAATGAATACAAATTCCCACGAGTATATTCATAATCCTTCTTCAACTGTTCTTTGGTTGATGTGGATATTTCTTCGATTTTCTTTTCAGGTGGGAGTGGTTTGCTAGCAGGAGCAATCGATGTTTCTATATCAAGTGCATCCTCTATGCCATCAAACTTACTCGTCTTGTCCTGTTGTGGGGTTCCGTGAGAGTCCATCTGTCCATTCCGATTTAATTTCATTGAATCCAAAGTCATCATCAGCATCTACCAGAGCATGGTCAACTTGATCAATCTTAAAGATGTTTGATCCGTTAACGTGTGCTGCTTCGGTAGTAGCGTTCCAAGCACGAGTGACATAAAGTTTAGTACCACTCTTCTTGGTAATACGCATAACCTCATTGTCGATTTGGATGTTAGTCTTAGCAGTAAAGCCAGACGCATCTGCTACGTGAATGATGCCATCATTATCATCACATGCTTGTGACAGTTGTGATGTTGCTGCACCATCTCTTTGAATGAGAGATGCTGGTGTAGCCTGATAACGTACTTCTCTCGGTGCAGTGGGTACTGCATCGGTAGCATAATCGACGATTGCTTTTGTGATGAGTTCTCCACTCTTGTCTTCCAGAGGACCGTAGATGTAGGTCTTCGCAACAAATTGCAGAGTGTAGATCAAAGTACGACGTGTGTCGTAGTCACCTTCATATTGATCATCGTAATCAATACTTTGAAGAGTGACAGGATAGTCTCTTTTCTCACCCAGTTCAGGGACCAAGTTCATGGTCATGTTGAAACTAGGTTGGAAGAAAGGTAGAATCTGTTCCAGGATTTGTAGAGAATCATCCTGATTCTTAGCAAGAATTGCTAGTTCAAAATTGATGTTATATGGAACAGGCATGAATGCCTTGTTCTCTTTTGTACCAGACGTATGTCTGATATACTGTGTGGGAGATACTTTCCTACTAGGATCGTAACTGATACCTTGAATCTCAAATGCAATTCTAGGTAGAGTAATCTGTACTTGATCTCTCGTGGAGAGGTCTCCTACTTGACGCAAACGTGCTAAGAACTTTGCCTTAGGACCATAAGCAAGAGGTACTTTCATGACCTCTGTCTTAGAACCAGAGGTTCTGCGAATCTCAATGTTATTGAAGAGTGTGCCGAAACCGACAACCGTCTTCTTGATGATTGAGTTATAGTTGTATGTACCTAACATTAGAGCGTTCCTCCACTGTTGCCATATTCACCGAACGGATTGATTTCAGTAAAGTCAATGATATCGTCCGCCTGGGTCTCAATGGTCCAGTTATTATCAAATTCGTCGTTCACATTATTTAGGGTGTTGTAATTATATGTAGTCCACACAGCAGTGCTATCGTCTCCTGTGATGGTTTCGCCAACTCTGAATCCACCAGAACGGTTGATAACTTGCAGAGTTCTAGTAGCAGCATCCCAAGCCTTGACCTCAGCAGTAGTAGCAGATGTGCCACCAGTGACAGTCTCACCAGCAGTAAAGATACCACTACCACCTTCTGCCATAACAATAGAGATTGCACTAGCAAAGTTAGTCTGGATAGCATCCACGGCAGCCACACCAGTGTCGATGTCCTCGTCGCTGTACTCGAACAGTTCACAACGTAGACCCCAGACATACTGGTGACCCAACTGATAGAAGGGTTGTTCGTGCTCTACATATTGAATCTCAAAGGTCTTGTTGACCATAGTGAAATGAATCAGATCTCCTTCATTAGGACGACCTTCTACAATCAGAGTAGCATTGTCATCTACTGCTGCTGTAAAGCGTCTCCTTGAAATGATGAAGGTGACTTGATCTTGAATTCTGACACCAAACTTTGAGAAAATATCACCGTCGCCCCTAAAACCACCAGCATCTTCAAGATAGACTTCCACTTCAAAGGCTCCCTCAAACTTTGAGAGGGTGTCTTCTCCGAACACAGAGTCTTCTTTGACGAGCGTTCTTGGGATGTAATAGACGTTCTTGCCGAACATCTTAATTTGCTCATCGACGAGATCTTGTACGAGACCTTGCTCTCCCGTTGTACCTTGGGTGAAGAAACTGTTAAGTGCCATATCATCCGATCATGTCTAGGGGTGGAGTTTCCCAAGTGGTACGCAGTTGCTCATCGAGAATCTTCAACTCTTCGACAGCATCGTTATAGATCATCTCTCCGTTGAGAGTGACACCACCTGGCATTTGGACATTCTGGAATTTGGTTAGGTTCTGTCCCCACTGCTTCTTAATCTTTGCAGTAGCATAATCCTTCAACCACATCTGATTATAGATCTCAGTCCAGGTTGTGGGATCAAGAGCACGCCAACACTTGATAACAACAAACTGATCTTCCAGGGCATCCTGTGACCAGTCAAAGTCCAGATAAATCTTATCTTGTACAGCATTGTATCTAATTGGTTTCATACCTTCCAGGATGAAATCAATAGTTTCTAGATGCTGTTGGATCATATAGTAATGATAGAACTGTGTAGACGTAAAGTCATACAGATCATTCAATCTCATCTGATAACGAATGTCGAACATATTACGAGTGCCTTTATCAGTGAAGGAGAAGATACCTTCAATGGCAGTAATGTGTTCTGGCACTTGGAGGAAAGCATTACCCTCTTTCCAAGTAGTAGTCCCATCAGCAGACATAACAGTAGAATCTGATTTACCAGCATCAATCTCTGCTTGGGTAAATTGGTGTTTCAGATAAACACGTTCAGCACCTTCATAGTGAAACTGCTGGAACTTTTGGATAGAGTAATCGATGGCATCATCACATTGATCATCGGATACGTTTACCTCCAAGACTGGTTTACCCAGTCTACGGAGGCAGTATTCTTTTAGTTCTGCCTTAGAAGTTGGAATTGCCATTGGTTATCAGAGAGCGGCGACGCGGGTCTGGAAGTCGGAGAAGGAAGAAGAAGCAGCAACAACTGCTTTGAGATCTGCCAAAGACAGAGTTTCAGCTTGCAGAGCGGAGTCTGCTGTTGCACCCTGTGCAGCAGTTGCATAATCAGTAGATGCAGTTGCAGCAGCAGTACCCAGAGTAGGTTTGCCAGTCAGATCTGCATATGCACCAGAGAACAAGGTGGGCTTACCAGTCAAGTCTGCATAGGCACCAGAGAAGAGCGTAGGCAGATTGGTAAGATCATCGTAATCATTGCTGGTAGCAACAGCACCCAGATCTCCTGGTTGAGTTGCACTATCAGCAAGAGCACCCTGTGCAGCAGTTGCATAGTCAGCAGCAGCGGTAGTAGCAGCAGTACCCAAACCAAGAGTGGTACGAGCAGCAGCAGCGTCTGCATCATCAATCAGGGTTCCACCGAAGGTGCTGACAGCAGATGCGTCAAGTTTTCCAGTGATACCAGCGACAACACGAGCATCAGCGCGTGCGTCTGTGTAGTAAAGGTTGCTACCTTCTGCCAGGTCACCAGTGTCCTGATTAGTCAGATCAAGGTTTGCACCAGTTGCAGCAGCAACTCTTGCATCAGCACGAGTGTCGGTGTAATAGAGGTTAGTAGAACCTTCTGTCAGAGCATCAGTATCCTTGCTGCTGAGGTCAAGATTTGCACCAACTTGGAGTGCAATGCGAGCATCGGCACGAGCGTTGGTGTAGTAGAGGTTACTACCCTCAGTGATGTTGCTAGTATCAAACTCACCAAAGTCAGCTGACAGGGTAAGCAGGTTACCTGCATCGTTGTAAGTAGCAGAGATACCAGTACCACCAGAGATCAGAGCAGCAACGCGATCGTCAACTCTTTCATTGGTGTAGTAAAGGTTAGTGCCCTCAGAAAGGTCACCAGTGTCCTTCTGGGAGAGATCAAGGTTTGCACCAGTCTGCAAGTTGACACGAGCGTCAGCGCGAGTATTGGTGTAGTAAACATTGGTCGAACCTTCACTGAGATCATCAGTAGTAGCAGCGGCAATACGTGCATCGGCAAGTGTATTTACCTCAGCATCAGTGCGCTCCGTAAAGGAGAAGACACCAGTAGAAGCATTGTAACCGAGGTCGCCAGTAACACTGAATGCACCGCGAGCGCGGGCGTCAGTAAAGAAGATATTGGTTGATCCTTCTGTGATGTTATCAGTATCGATATCGCTCTGAGTGACAGAAAGAGTGCCACTGCCATCATGCTGGATACCAGTTCCATAAGTAAAAGCATTTCTCGTCCTCGCCTGAGTAAAGAATCTATTGCTGGAACCCTCAGTCAGATCGTCAGTGTTGATCTCACCAAAGTCAACAGCAAGAGACAGCAGGTTATTGGCATCATCATACGTTGCCGAAATACCTGTGCCGCCATCAACCAGTGCAGCAACACGATCATCAACTCTTTCGTTAGTGAAGTAGAGGTTGGTAGTTCCTTCTGCCAGAGCATCAGTATCGTGGTTCGCAATAGAACCCACCTGTGCCACGAAGTAAGTCAAGGCACCAGTAACAGTCAAGTTACCTTGGACTTCAAAGTCAGTGGTAGAACGGAAGTTAGCAACAGTCAGTCTGTTCTCGTAAGGATTGTAAGTGAGGTTGGTAGAGTCAACTCTCATCTCACTGTATCCAGTAACAGCAGAGACGAATGTAGGATAGAAGGTAGCGTCGGTAGTTGTGGTATCAGTGATGTCTGCAAGATCAGACTTATCAGCAGTACCAGTCAGGTCACCAGTAATGTTACCAGTGATTTGTCCTGTAACACCCAGTGTGCCACCGATAGTTGTGTTAGAGGTTACATCCAGAGTATTGGTAGTCGTCAGACCAGCAGCGGTAATGTTACCAGTTGTGGACTGCATGGTGATCTTGTCAGTACCTGAACCATTTTGCAGGATCAGAGTCTTAGAAGCACCACGGAGAACAACGTTGTCCTTGAAGAGAGACGTGCTGTTCTGAGTAATAGTATTATTAAATGTAGCAGCACCATCAACGTTCAGAGTGCTATCAAGATCAGTTGCACCAGTTACATTGAAGGTGTCATCAATTACAGTTGCACCACCAACATTCAGTGTACCTGCCATGTTGAGGTTACCACCAGTCGGGTTGACGGTGAATACAGAAGTACCAACATTGAGAATACCACCAACAGTGATATTACCAGTGGAGGTTGCGCTGCCCAGGTCAAGAGTGGTAAGCGTTGTGTTGCCAGTGACGTTCAGAGTACCATCAGTGCTAGCGTTACCAGTTGCACCAAGAACAGTGAACTTAGTAGCGTTGTTAGGACCGATGAACAAATCAGATCCGATGTACACATCTTCGTCAACGGTCATACCACCTGCGGTGACCATCAACGCAGCGTTGTCAGAGAGGTTAGATGGGTTTTCGTTCTTAGAGAAGTCAACACGACCACGGAATTCCTGGTTACCTTTCTGGACGACGTTACCATCTACCTCAAAGTCACCATAGACCTTAAAGTCTTCTGCAACTGCCAGGTCCTTAGCGATAGTTGCACCACCTGCAATCTGCAAAGCACCAGAGGCAGAGAAGTTATTGCCAGTAGATGCGTTAGTAGTATCAGTAAGAGTTGTAATACCATCAATGTTGACCGTGCTATCAAAGTCAGCACCCTGTACAACGTTCAGAGTGTTGCTGAGAGTGGTAGCAGAAGTAACACCAAGGGTTCCAACAATGCTGGTGTTGCCATTATCAGTATCAACGGTGAACTTAGCAGTGCCAGTTCCATCTTGGATAGAAAGTTCTCTACCAGCAACATTGATTGTCAGACCATCAGTCAAAGTAGTCAGACCATCAACATCGAGAGTGCCATTGACAGTCAGATTGTCGTCAATGATAGTCTCAGAAGTGGCAGAATCAAGAGTAAGGTTACCAGCAACAGTGCTGATCTCAGAGTTACCGTCAACAGCAAGTTTCAGGTTGTTAGCAGTAATATCATCAGACGTGATTGGAGCAGTGAAGGTAGAAGTTGCTCTAACAGTCAAACTGTCAGTGGAACTGGAACCAAGAGTTGCGTTATCAGAAACAGTCAGGTCATCACTAACGCCCAGGTCACCAGTGACTTGAACATTATTGATAGAAGAATCAAGTACCAGAGATCCACCATCTGCAATAATACTTCTATTACTAATAGAGATATTATCGATAGTGGCAGTACCGTTCATGTCAACGGCATTCGGGAATGTAACCGTACCGTTGATAGTATGAGCATCAGTTGAGGCATTACCAAGAGTGACATTACCGTCTACATCCAGAGTTCCATCAATCTGAGCATTCCATCTACATTCAGGTTGCCATCCACATCAGCATCATCAGTGATGTTAACAGTACCACCAGCAGAGTCGAGGACGAGGTTGCCAGTAGTGGTGCTGATTTCGTTAGATGCATCTACACCAATCTGAACTGCATCAGCAGTGATGTCTGTTGATGTGATTGCAGCATTGAATGTGGATGTAGCATTGACTGTCAGAGCATCAGCAGCGTTATCACCAAGAGTGGTGCTACCGTCAACTTCCAGTGCTTGCTTAATTTCAAGACTGTCATCAATAATAGTTTGACCAGTGGCGGAATCCAGAATCAGATTACCTTGTGTGGTATCAATCTCATTAGCACCAGATACACCGATCTGAATGTTGTCAGCGGTGATATCAACCGAGGTAATCGCTGCCGTGAAAGTTGACGTTGCGTTCACAGTTAACGTATCACTGGAAGCATCACCCAGAGTTGTGTTACCATCCACCGTGAGGTTGAGATCAATCTCAGCACTGTCTGTGATACTTACATATCCTGCCGCAGAATCAAGGATTAGCGGTCCTTCTGTGGTTGAGATTTCCGATACACCGTCAACGCCGATCTTAATGGCGTCTGCCGTGATGTCGGTGGAAGTAATCGCTTGGTTGAATGTGACAGTACCCGTGACGCTGTGAGCATCCCCAGCAGCATTACCGATAGTCGTGTTGCCATCAACTGTGAGCGTTCCATCAATCTGTGTATTGCCATCAACATTGAGGTTACCGTCTACGTCAGCATTATCTGTGATGTTGACAGTACCGCCTGTTGAATCCAGGATTAAGTTACCAGCAAGAGTGCCGATTTCATTTGCAGCATCAGTACCGATTTTCAGGTTACGAATGTTTGCTCTCTCGCCAACAGTCAGTGCCTGGTTGAACTGAACAGTACCAGTAACTGTGTGAGAGTCGGAAGCAGCATTACCAAGAGTGACGTTACCGTCAACTTGGAGAGTTCCTTCTGCATAGGTATTACCAGACGAAGCGGCAACAGTAAACTTACCGCTGTTGATATCAAAGTTATTGGTTACGTCGAGGGTTCCAGTAATGTCAACATTACCACCGAAGGAACCAGCATCGCCTACAACCAGGTCGTCTCCAACATAGAGATCGATACCAATACCAGCGCCACCACCAACGATCAGTGCGCCAGTGCCAGCATTAGTTGCGTTTGTGCTATCAAAGAGTTTGATGCTACCAGCATCAATACCAGATCTCGTACCATTGAATGCCTCAGCAGAGTTGGTTGCATTGTGGAAGAAAGCATAACGAGATGCAGTAGAATCCCAACCAAAGAAACCAAGTCTTGCTTGTGAATCGTAATATCTAAACTCAACACCACGGTCCTTAGCGTCAGCACTGGAAGGGGCAGTGTCGCCACCCAGAGTAATGACAGGATCGTCCAGCGTAGTAACAGTAGAGTTCACCGTTGACGTAGTGCCGTTGACAGTGAGGTTTCCCTCAATGATGGCATTACCGTCTACGTCAAAGTTACCATTAACAGTAACGTTATCAGTGAATGTAGATACACTGTTAACAGTAAGAGTATCGGTGTTTGCATTACCGATAGTTACGTTGTCAGTAAAACTAGAAGGATTATTAAAGGTGCTAGCACCATGAACAGTCAAAGTACCAGTTCCCTGACCAGTTCTACCAATTACAGTATTACCGTTATCAAAGTCAACAGAGAACTGAGTTACAGAAGAACCGTTGTTGATATTAAAGACTTCATTATCGCTCTCAATAATCAGAGAGTCATAGATAGTTGTCTGACCATCGACAACCAAAGTGCTATTGAAGTCAACAGCACCGTCAACATTAAGACTACTGTCAAAGTCAACAGACTGATTGACTGTAAGGTTATCTGTGAGAGTAGTATCAGAGTTAATAGTGAGGGTATCACTAGCAGCGTTACCCAGAGTAATGTTTCCATCGACTTGTAATGAAGATTCAAGGACGACTGCGCCGCCTACGTCAAGAGTACCACGGATGTCCGTAGAACCAGTGGTGGATTGGACAGTAAATTTATCAGCACTACCATTGGTAATCTTGAAGATCTTACCAGTGGTGTCCAGAGTAATGTCGTTATGGAAGACAGCATCGTCATCCACATCAAGGGTGCTATTAAGGGTGACAGCACCATCAACATCCAGAGTGGTGTTAAAGTCAACAGCACCGTGAACAGTCAGTGTGCCAGTTCCAGCATTGTTAAGACCAATAACAGTATTACCATTATCAGAGTCAACAGTGAATCTATTGATGCTGCTACCGTCTCTGACTCTGAATGCATGGTTAGCACCAAAGACCAGCAGGTTGCCGTCAATAGAGGTGTCGTGACCAACGTCAAGAGACCAACCAATAGTGGTAGCACCTAAGACAGAATCGACAGTGAACTTATCCGTTCCATATTGGTTTTGGATCTTGAAGTCATATCCATTAGCACCACCAATGCTACCGTCATCTCTCAGAATGAAGTTCTTATTAACTAGAACGTCATTATTGAATGTAGTTGTACCATCAACGTTGAGGTTTTCTGAGATGCCAACACCACCAGTGACTACCAGGGTGCCAGTTGTGGAAGATGTGGATCCTGTGTTTGTTGTGAGCCTGAGGTTACCAGCAATGAGAGGAGCGTCAGTGCCAGCATAAACTTCATTCGTGTTGGTGGCATTGTAGAGGAAGCGATACCCGCCAGTGCCAGACCATATGTTGCTGTTTGCGTAATCTTCATCCCAACCAAAGAAACCAAATCTCTCTTGACTATCATAGTATCTGAACTCGATACCACGATCTTTATTGTCATCAAGTGTTAGAGTATCCTCACCTCCAAGAGTGATGATGGGATCTTGGATAGTCGTCGTGACACTGTTAACAGTAGTAGTTGTACCATCAACTTGCAGGTCACCACGGATCTGTACCAGACCAGTTACGTCGTCATCATCATTAGGATCCAACACCATTGTAGCGTTGGTGGTGGACAGAACATTGTCTTGGAAGTGGTAGTCCTCCACGTTCACTCTGCTGTCTACATGAGTAGCAGAGATAGTAATATCATTTTCAGCAGTAATGTTGATGAGCGCATCACCACCGCCAGCGTTAGTGGCATTGATCAGCAGAGTGCGGTCAGCAGCATTGTTTTGAGTGTGCTGGAACGTCAGGTTGCCGTCGCCAGTCTTATCCAGTTTCTGAGTAACTGTTCCATCAAGAGTAATATCAGGATCACTGAAATAGGAACGGACGTTGACATCAATCTCACCAGCGCCACTGTCCCCTGTATTGTTAGCGCCAAACAGAAGATTACCGCTCGTATCATTAACTTTAACGTAGTTAAGATAATTGAATCCTCGGTATCCAGTGGTTGCAGTAAGCTCTTGATCAAGTTCAAAATTCTCAACGGTGTTACCGTCAGCGAAACCAATACGATTGTTTTGCAGTTGCAGGTTATCAACACCACGTTCTGCAATCTTTACATAACCACCTTGGATGCTGTTAGCAGAATCCCATGCCGTTACATCAAAGTCTTCTTGGGAGAAGGATGCAAGACCCTTCTGAGGAGTCAGAGCAGATCCGAGATATCTCCAAGATCCTGTATCACTGGTGTCTGTGTGTGTCGGTTCACCGCCGCCAGCGTTAATAGGAAGGATAGCCTCATACAGGCGATCATTCGAGTTCTTGACCTTATCATATCGAACGTATGCAGTAGCATTATCATAAACAGGTGCCAGAGTACCCTCTCTTGCAGTAGAGATAGGTGCAGTCTGGGCATAGGTCAAACGACCATATCTGTCAACAGTAAACTCAGTAGTGTTGACAGTCTGGTGAATAGAACCAGATTCAGCAACAGAAGTTTCTGGTTGATCCAGAGATACAGAACCAGTCGGGTTGTAAGAACCAACCACAACAGGAGTATCAGCAAGACCGATCAGAGGGTTTGCTGCTTGTGCATTACCATTAGAGACGACCAACTGACCAGGTTGACCTGTAATGTTTCTGGTAACAAGAGTACCAGCACCACTACGTGCAATGAGACCAATAGTTGTGAGACCTGCCAGTGCTGTCAGTTCGGGGTCAACGATCTGAGCGTCAGTAATACCATACCCTGCCAACGTAGTTGGGTTAGAACCCGTGACCACACGACCACGAGAGTCAATGGTCAACTGTGTGTAGACACCAGTAGCGGATAGGTTCTCTGAATCATAGTGAGGCAGACCAGGTTGATAGTTCAGTTCTGCCGTGATGTTAATGTTGGCGGAACCATCAAACTGAGCAGAACCTGACATGTCACCCGTCAGGGTGAAAGATCTAGCGTTAGCAAGTCTAGTTGCCGTTGCGGCGTTACCGATAAGAGAAGCAGTAATGGCACCTGCCTCAAAGTTACCGTCAGCGTCACGCTTGACAAGAGTATCAGCAGTATTACTTTCTGTTTCTAGTGGTCGCTCATATTTCAATGAGTTCCATGGCGTCACGCCATCGCCGATTTTCAGACGCGAGGTATCTAGTTCGATACCAAGTTCGCCTTGGGCAAGGATTGGATTGACGTTCGCCCACTGCTGTGCGCCGTCACGTCTTAGTTGGATTCTATTTGCCATTGCTTATTAAACGCTAGCAGGGTCAGGTGTCTCTTTGTTTATTTATAGCCAAAACAAAAGAGGACCCGAAGGTCCTCTTACGTTCATTCTTCGGTTGTTTCTTCTTCGGTTTCTGCTACTCCCTCTGGTGTATGGGGATAGAGATAATCGAGAGTTTCGATTGCTCCGAGAAGTTTAAGTGCGGTTGTTTCGTTTTCCTTGATCTTGTTAGCGAGTTCCTTATTCTGGTTCAGCAGATCTTGGTAACGAGTCTTAAAACCATTAAGCAGTTCCGATGGGGACTGCTGTTCAGTAACATCAGCGGTCATTTGTTCTCCTTGATAAAGTCAATCAGTAATTTTTTAATGTCTGACACATCAGATTTTAGGTCATTTACCTCATCTTGTAAAGTGGTAAACTCCTGCTTCTTACGCTGTCTTTCATTATACGACTGCATGTATTTAGCATATTCATCTTGGTCCTTATACACGATAGCATTTGATTGCATATCACGATAGAACCCTTTGTTTTCATCCCCTTCGACGGGGATGAATTTCTTACCATTAAAGGTCATGATGCGAAGGCAATAGCACGAAGGTCTTTGATCAGTGGTACTTTCGCTTGACTCTTAGACTTCATCACAATCTTGATTTGGAATGCTTGGAATTCCTCACCTTCAACTGTGTATTCAAAGTCTTCCCACTCTTCCTCACCAACGTTAGTAGATCCAACATCAGGCACAGGAATCTTAATGAAACCACTCTCTTGAATGGGTTTATCAGAACCTGGTTTTCTAATACGATAGTATACATCGATATTAGAATCACCGTAACGTTGCATGGAGATCATCAAACGAATAGATCTAGAAACGTTTGCCAGTTGTGCAACCTTAGTCAGATAAACTGCATCGTTCTGATCACCCGAATTCAACAATGACACATCGGAAGTAGTATCGATCTCAGATTGGAGACCCAATACTTGTGGTCCACCTGGCCATTCATTGATACGGTTGGAAGTTGTGATGACAGACACACGGTCGAGGTCAATCACAGGAGAAAGGTTTTCTTTCTCAGTAGTCATGCTGATTCTAAGAGTCAGAGACTTGGAACCTTCCAGTTTGTTTGCTTCGTTGATATCAGAGGCAATAATACGAGGATTGTCGTAGTAGTTCTCTTCGTTCAACTGAATCTCATCATAGGTGCCGTTGTTTACAAACGATGCTTGGTCAACGATTTGACCACCATTACCGATGGAAGTACCAGAAGTAGTATTCAGAGTTGGCGACACATCAGTCTCTTTGAATTGCAGAATCTGGATCGTAGGAGTGATGAGTTCAAACGGAATGTTCTGCGAAGCAGAAACGTTTGGACCGCCACCTACAATACCGACACTAGCAACAGACTGTGTGGGGAGTGAATAAGTATCCAGAGTAGGATCACCAATACCAGTGTGGATCTTGTTGATCTCTGTCAGAGGAATACCATCAAGATTATAGCATTGAACTTCTGTTTCTGCATCCCAACTGAGAGCAGCACCAGTATTCATAACATCGGAAGTGATACCACGTCCAGATGGAGCAACAGTGATTTCCTTACCGTTATCAGAGATAGCAGAGTAAGCGATGATTTCTTTACGTTGAATAACGTGTCTGATACAACGCCATGCCTCAGTAGCATCATCATCACCGCCAGGAGGAGTCGGAGGTCTGAGACCAGTTGCTCTTGAATCTTCACCAACCAGCATCAGATATCCAGGGTTGGTGGTACTGATGGGTTTACCGTTGATAACTTTATGGAAGGATCCAGCATTAGCAACAGAAAGTGTAGTTGCAGTAGACGACAAGTTAGAAGTAAGGGTAGTTGATCCGACTTCGGATTCGACATTCGTAATCTCTACGTTGTTGGATCTGTTGTGCATACCATGATTAGGATGCATAACAACAACTTTCTTGTCTACGGTTCTCAGTGACGGTTGGGAAACAGGATACCCAGTATACGAGTCACCACCGTACGTAGCAGAACTGATAGTGCCAGAAACACCACCAGGCTCAGACAGAGTGTCGTTAGCGGTATCGAACTGTTTATCAACATAATTTGCAGTAATTGTAGATGTACCTGAGTTGTAGTCTGTAACAACAGCAGTTGCACCAGACGAAGAACCAGTAATTACATCACCTGCTTCAAATGTACCATTGTTCACCGTGGACATTACCAAAGTCACAGTGGACTGAGAAGATTTCAGACCATTAGTAATTGCACCCTGGTTATCAACGATACCTTGTACAAAGGTGCCAGTGATATCGGTTACAGTTAGTTTCTGTGGGTTGGAAACGGAATCAAATTCCAGCACAGTTGCCTGAGCATTGGAGGGAGTTTGAATGATACGCGCACCAACAGTAAAGTTGTATGAGGTGCCAGTGACAAGAGTAAGTTCTTGCTTAGGTTGAATCGTACTAACTGGGTTATTGATCAGTGATGCAAGACCGTCGTTACCACGTCCAAGTTGTGCGTTGTTGAACACAGCACTACCAGTGACAGTGGTATCAAACTTCGCTCTATACAGATTGAACTTCAAGTCTTCATACTGGTCAGCGGTCCACGTAGATGCGTTCTGTGATTTGAAGAGCACACCAGCGTAAGGCTGTTCAGAGATCGTTCTTGTACCAGTGATATCGATGTCACCCATACGTGAGATCCAGACCTTGTATTCGTTAGAGTCAGAGAACAGCACGAAGCAATGTTCTTCGGACTCAGGAATATACACAGGTGCAGGGAACTCAAATCTTGTTGCAATCGATGCGTTCTCAGAGATTTCAACCTGAGAAGGAATCAGAGTACAGTCAGAGAAAGGAAGGATGTCCTTAGTAGGATAACCATTTTCCATCGGACGGATCTGCATCGAGATGGGGATCTTCTGGTCCTTAGTAGCGAAGAAGATATCAACGCCAGTTACAAACGAACCACCAACTGCTTCAAGCAGGAAGGACTGTGCGAGAGGGTCCCACCAACCAACCTGTCTAGTGTTAGTACGAACAGAACGAACGGTTCTTCTATCTCTAACAGTATCACGAACGATACGAGCGTTACGAACAGCGAGGATGTTTTCCTGAACAGTATTCAGAGTACCTCTTGCGCTGTATTCTGCCTCAGCAGCAGAGTCAACTGCACCTGGCAGTCTGCTGTCAGAGTCAGAAGAAGTAAGACGCATCACGCGAGTACCAGTTGCCCAACGTGGGTTGGAGTTTCTTCTGGGGTTAGGAATGAAGAACGTACCCTTAACGATACCCAACAGGTCAGAGATCAAACGACGATCTTTAACGACTGCACGAGCACCAGAGGTTCTACCGACCAGGACTTCACCAACTGCAACGTTGCCGTATGCAGTGCCCTGTGTTTGGGCTGCCATCTCATTGGTATCAATGTTCAGAACAGCAGTCTGCGATGCATAAGAATCGGGCAGAGTATCGTTGGTAGCGGTATATGAGTTAGTAGTCAGACCATCATTAGGTGCAACAACTTTCAGACGACAACCAGAGTTCAGACCAATAACAGTTTCACCAATCACAAACGGAGTCTCATTGGTTGAAGGATCCTCAGAGGAGTTCTTAACCAGTTCGATCAACTTAGGAGTGATGTACTGCATCACATTGTCACCGTCGAAGAATGCATACATTCTGGTCTTCGGCTTGATACGTTCCACATCGAAGGCGACGTTTCTGGAACGGATCCATGGGATAAATGTACTATCGATCACGCTATCACCCAGTGAGCGTCTATCCACTCTGGGCACAACTCTAATACGAGTACCAGATCTTACCTGACGACGTGTGGTAACAGTAGTCGTAGACGCCATAATACGTCTCGGTACACCACGACGGAAGGAGGTTTCTCTCCAAGCACGACCGTTAGTTCTTCTAGTACCAGTCCAAGCAGTTCTCCAAGCACGCCACTGAACAGGAGCAAAACCTCTGTTGTTAGTTCTAAATCTACGACGAGTTGCTTGGAAGTTACCTTCAATGCTAGTTACACGAGCAGGAACACGACGAGTGTCAACCCAGTCATCCGATGCAGGAAGAAGGTCAATACGACCAATGAAAGTAAACACGTTGAATGGGTTCACGTTTTCCATACGAGAAGCGTATGGCTGAACGATCACTGCCTCTTCAACGAATGGCAGAGTCAAAATGTTTGAACCATTCTTACCTCTACGAAGTTGTCTACCACCATGCCAGACGATATTAGTCGAAGCAGTTCTGTTATATCTCAGTGAGATATTCTGGGTATAGTGAGAAGGACGCAGAACACCCTCAGTGAAGTCTAGCGAACACTTGTAGTCATCATCATCGGTTGCTGATGTTGAGTGGTCGGTGAAGTCATCCACCATGAAACCATTCTTCAATCTGTCGAATCCATCACCATCATATGCTTTGACGTTTCTAGCATCTGCTTCCAGCAGAGACAGAGAAGTGTAGTATTCAAGAGACTGCAAGCGGCGGTCCATGTTACCGATGTCTTCCATCGTATAACGACGCTGCTGGTGCAGTGTAATCAGAATGTCTTCTTCAACATCATACACATATGGTTCGTACTGGATCTTCGCCAGCAACATAGCGTTATCGATGTTGTCTGCTTCTGGGGGATCTTCATTAGGAACACCCATAGACAGTTTCAGATCACCATCATGCGTCATGAACAGTTTGTCCTGACGTGGCAGATAGTATTCGTAGTCTGCTCTGAATTGTTCTTCTACCTTAGGAAGGTTAAAGATGGTCGAACCACCAGCACCACCAGTGCTAGTAAAGACACGAGAATCGAAGTCAAGTGACTTACAGTTGGTGTAATAAGGTTGCTCAACAGTACCAGAACCAGAAGCAAGTTCACCAACAGCAGGACGGAAGTCGATAGCGTCGGTCAGATCCTTACTGTTACGTTCGGTACGATACTTAGGAATCTCAGAGAAGTTGATACCAGTATAAGACTGGTTGGAGAAGTAATCACCTGATGCTTCATGAATGAAGTAGTCAAATACAACTGCCAACTTACGCTTGGGTTCAGATGTACCTGCCTTACGGATCAGTTTAGACACACCATAGAAGAAGGGTGTGATGTTGGGTTCCAGTTCAAAGTTACCAGTGATGTCCTTAGAACCTCTCTCAACAGAACCATCACCGTCTTCAATAACAGCAACGAGTTTGTTCAGTTCGTCATCGAAACCATCAATAGTTTCACCAGTCTGGAATGTTTCAGCACTCAGGCTTACAATATAAAGTCTGTTGTTATTAGAGTTAAATGATACAACACGACCCCTGGCGTTAGAAGTTCTACCCACAACAACAGAACCGTTGTCGAAATATACGTTCTCTGTCAGCACCACATAGGGGACTTGTGCGTCTTGCTCATCAGTAGATTCGTATACAGCATGAATCTTGTATACATCATTCAGTGCAAATGAGATCTCCTCGTCTTCAATACGAGTACCATACAGGTTACCGAAAGCAAGACCATAGTTCAGAACGTCATTCTGATTTCTGGTACGAATCACTTTCATCGTACGCATCTTCGCCGCAGTCTTAATCTTCTTAGATACCGTGTTCACAGACACAGCAGCAGTAAGAGTTACTCGGGAGATGTTAGAAGTACCACCAGAACCATTGTTGATACCAGTGATTTGAAGGGACTGTCTGTTAGCACCGAAACTTACAGAGATAGTAGGGTTCTGTTTCTCAGACTCCTCTTCGATATCAAGAACAGTACCAGGACTCCAACCATATCCTGTATGGGTGTTAGAACCAGTCTCAATAGCGAGGATATAGTTCTCACCATCAAGGGTAGTAAACTGTTCGTTCTCAGGTAGTGTGAAGGACACGTCACCAGAAGACAACTGCTTGTTAGCAAATGTTCTGATAGAGATGAACGATTCATCACTGATTGCTTTAATTGCCTTCTTAGGCATGTCAATCGCCAACTCACCATCTCTGGTGTTCTTCTGAGTGAAGACAGGACGTAGACGGGTGAACTGAGTGGCGTTGTATTCTTGGTTGGCAATGTTACCACCATTCTTAATCAACGAGTTATCCAGTTTTGCCACCTGCAAACCGAAGTCAAATACAGGGGTAGTACCAGAAGACTTTCTATTCAGTGCAGTAAAGGCAATGTTAGTTCCATCGACTCTTCTTACACGAAGTGAAGTGGAACCTTTGTTGTCAGTGGCGACGGGTGAGATAACATCACCTGGGCGCAAGTCAGCGGCAAACGCAGTATCGAAACCAGTAACATCATTCGCCTTATCAACAGTAATAGTTTTACCAGTAAGAGCAATAGACTCATTCAGTGCCAAAGAAGCAGTGAAGATGATGGTGCTACCAGTTGGAGTATCATATCCAACCATCTGACGGATATCAGACTGCTCGTAAGAGAACACAGCGGAGCAAGTATCCAGAACACGACCGTCTCTTTCGATAACCTCACCAACTTGGAACTGACCAGATACCTGGTGCAGCATTGCATAGTCGGCAGCAGCAGAGTGGACGTAACCTCTTGCACCAGAAGAACGACCAATCAGAACTTCACCATCAATAATGCTTTGTGAAGAAGCAAAGTTGATAGCAGTGAACATATTGATGTCGAAGAGGAAGCACTTATACTTTGATCCATCAACTTCAAGTTGCAGGACTCTTGCTTTACCAATCAGGTTACCCTGAGCAGTTTGAGAAGGACCAGAACCTGACCAGTCATCTCTAAGGTCAACAGTCTGATAGCAATGAGTAACACCCTCACCAGATAGTCTTGGCCAACCCCAGATGTCATATACCTCTACTGCCTGTGACAGGTCAACAGGGATGATTTGGTTTTGGCGACCAACAAAAGTACGTGGTTTAGGAGAGTCAACATAGGTAGAAGCAAGCAGTGAAGTTCTATAACCTTTCACATATGCTTTACCAGGTCCAACTTCAATAGCAGCGAAGTTCTCGGATGCAACTTGTCCCTCAGGACTGGTTGATCCAGGAAGATATACACCGTTATTGAACTGATCGTTCAGGTGCTCTCTTGCTCTAACATCAAAGGTATCGACAACATAGTCGCCATGTGTCTCATACGTTCTACGAGCAATCGACTTTTCGATCTCGTTATATTCCGTACGGTCAACAAAGTTCTCAACAGTCGAGTTCCTGATGCGAAGCAGTTCGATGAAGTTCTTGTCAGTATCGTCATCGATTGGCTTCTTAACAAGTTGTGTCTTGATTCTGAATCGGTGACCACCAGGAGCAGAGTAGTTGGACGAACCAATGGCATTGTCCGTAAGTGACGGATCATCCTCAGGTGTGATAATTGATTCGCTAACTTCAAATCCAACTCTGTAACTTGGGTTGTTGTCGTACTGTTCAAGGATAATATATGCGGACTGAATATCAACAAAGTGACCACGGATAAAGTAGACACCATCACTAATATAAGCAGTGGATCCAACTTCACTAGCATTTACAGGAAGCAGCTGAGCAAAAGGAGATCCAACTTCGATCAAACTATTACCGAAGGTGATCTCATCTTCAACGATCAACTGTTCGTTGTTCTGGAATTTCTTAGTCGTTACATCAGAAGTAGTGTCCCCAGACTCCACATATTTGATGTAGAACGTGATGTATCCACGAGAAGATGTAGTAGCAGGAATCGAGTAAAGGACTTTCGCTTTGATGCCCGTCGTCAGTCCTTCAATGATTTTGCCACTCAACTGTGATCTGTATGTTTCAACGTCAACCCCCAGGAATGACTGCTGAATCAGAACACAATCTACGTTCAGGTCATAACCCACCTGTCCTGGGATGACCATAGCACCTTCCTTAAATAGGTGCTGTCCCATTGCTTCGATCTGATTTTGCAGGATCGATTGCATGGTCGTAAGTTCCCTTGCCTGAATTGGAAATCCAGGTCGGAAGAGAACTCTGTAAAAGTTTTTATCCTTATCGAAATCGTCGAAATAAGGAGCAATGTTTAGATTAGTATTCTGGGGCATCTCTTAGAACTCGATTACGATTTTGATATCTTCAATTTGGTCGCCAGCACGAGAAATCGCGCCTCTGTTATCTATGTAGATGATTTCGCCAGAGTTCGGTTCGATTTCAGGTTTGGCATAACCGTTAGTGAAGGACATACCCAAGTCATACTCAGTGTTGTTAATAACACGAGTAGAGACACCAGACACAACGGGGAAGTTGATATCAGGGTCTGCTGATGTACCAGAGGTAGAACCCGTCACTGGGTTACCTCCTTCAAACTCGGTAAGGTTACCAGTAATTTCTGGGAACACACCATCAATTCTGTTCTGATAGTATTTAAGAACTTTGGTAGTGGCGTTCCAGGAAATGACACGACCACGGGCAGTTACCTGCTGACCACCAACCGTTCTAGACTGAGTAATAATCTCGTCAGTTTGGAACTGACCAGTAAAGGTTGGAGAGAAGATAACAGCACGAGTAGCAGACAACGTAATCGCAGACGTTAGTTCTGTCGTACCATACTGGTTAGGATTGATAACGAGACCAATACGGCGATAGTCGTTATCAGTAGGGAAGTCACCCGATCCTTCATCGTAGGTGAACTTCGTGTTGATCATCACTCTGTAACCACCAAGTTCTTTGGTAGGATCAGAACCATGACCAGTGTCAGGAGGAATAATAACGTCGATAGCAGCACCCGTTCCAGTACCAGCACCAATACCGTTGATCTCATCGATCACGATCTTACCGAAGGTGTAACCAGAACCACCAGAAGTCACAGTTGCCGAAACAACTTTACCACCATCAACCACCAGAGAAACACGACCACCAACGCCGTCGCCCTTAATGGGAACGTTTTCGTAGGTGCCGTTGTTATATCCAGTACCAGATGCTTGAATAACCACAGTGTCGATCTCACCACCGACAGCATCACCAGTCACAGCGATATCGCTGAGCACAGGCATGTAATCATTCGAGAAGAATTTCAGAACCTGACCAACAGGGATCGTATAAAGATACTTCCAACGGTAGCCATCAGAAGTGGTAATAATTGAAGTGGAGGTGCCAGTAGGCTCAACAGTAGAAGGTTTACCGTTAGGATCAGAAGGACTGGTGCCGTTGTAAATGCACTTGTATACTTGGTACTGCGAGTTAACAACGTAGAAATCTGCGTCGTAAAGTTTCGTAGCACCCGACGATGCCGTCTTGGTCGAGGAGTAATCATGACGATACATATCATAAACGTAACCCAGACCACCAGTGGTTTGTTCTGGGGGTGTCCAGTCAATACGACGAACTACTTGAATCGTGTCATTTGCAAGAACACGCTTCAACGAAATCATGTCTGAAAACGTATCACTAAACTCTTGGAACGAGTCAATAGGAGTCGGCGGTGCGTTTTCGTTGTCCCATTCTTGGGGACGACCAATGAAAACGTACAGACGGTCTCTATTAGAACCCGCTACAAGGTCAGACTGCGTAGGGTCGGCACCCTCCAACGACTTAATAAATCGCTTCGCAGTAAAAATCCTAAATTGGTCGGTGAGAAGTGCCATCTTTTAGAAATTACCTTCTTTTTATTTATGTGTTTACTCAGGCTCCTTTCTCACAAGGTTAGTGTATTCTTGCGAGACAAACGTGCCGTTTGCACCACTTCCGCCACCAGTGATAGTATCGGAGGTAGTAAATTTATAGGTAGTGCCATTGTTGGTTATACCTGTAACCTTCAAAGTCTTGTAACCATATGCATCTTCTGCTGACTGAATCTCAGCAACGGTAGCAGTTACACCAGTCACAGAACCCGTGACAGTTTCTCCTACTGTATAGTTACCGCCTGCATGGTTTTTGAGTTTGAGGGTGGATGCTGAAATGTGTTCAACTCCATCATCGAGTTCGCCAGCAGTTTGCACAGAAGCAGTAAGGGGCACAAGACTTGAATCATACAGTTCATCTCCAACTTGGAATAGAGTGGTGTTTTGTCCACCAACAGTTTCTTCAATACCGTAAAGGGTGGAAGCAATACCACCATCCAAACTGATTTCATCTTCAAAGTCTGTACCAGTATTTACCAAGTCAGGAATGCCATCACCTGCACCATCCAACTCATCATCATCTTCAAACTTAAATCCTTCTAAGACACTAATAGGATTCTCAAAGGTGACGATAGATGAATTCTCATCTTCTACCAGAGGGTGTGGTCCAACACCAGTACCAGATGATGCTGATGTACCAGCGATGAATTGAATCACCGAGGTCTTTTCATTAGATCTACCGCCATCAATAAACGCTAGTTCATCGACTTGGAAGATTAGAAATAGTTCTCTGGTTTCTGGTCGCCAGTCATAAACAATAGCGACCTTGTTAGATTTATCTTCCTGTACTCTTCTGACACGATCAGATACAGTAAAGTTGTAACCAGATCCACCACCAGGTAGATCAGCAAGACTGTCTAAGATAACACGCTGGTCATAACGGAAGTTAATACCTCTATCACATCCAGTGAAGGAGATAGGTGTCTTACCTGTATATCTAACAATCTCTCTGCCGATCTGGAACTTACCAGAACCAGGGAATGCAGCAGTGGTCTCGATGTATATCGTAGTATCCGTTGCTGTTGCATCACGGATAAGAGCACTGATCTCATAGAAGTCAGAGACCAGAGAAGTTCTATTTCGTTGTGTACGAATCAGGTTAGTATCTCTGGTGAAGATAACCTGAGGAGGAGATGTGTATCCACCACCAGAATTGAGTAGATCGATTGATTCAATTCTACCCAGATTGATAGTTGCTTCTGCCTGAGCACCAGATCCACCACCACCAATAATCTGAATCAGAGGAGGGGTCTCAAAGAATTCACCAGGGTTGGTAACATTGATTGCTTCGATCTTACCGAACTGATTAACCTCAGCAACACCTTCGGCGTTCTGTCCACCACCACCAGAAATAACAATAGTAATATCTTCGGCGGTATAGTTTCTACCGTTGTTCTCAACGGCAAGACCAGTTACCTGACCAGTAGTAGGAACAAGTTCAGCACCAGATCCACCACCACCTTCAAGTCTTGCAGTAGCATCAAAATAACCATCACCAGGTCTAGTCACCTGAATGTAGTTTACAGATCCAGCAGGTGCAAGAATAGTAGATCCATCAGGACCATATTGATCCTCTTCCCAAAGCACAATGTTTGCGTCTGCTTGGGTGATACCAGTATCAGTAGAATCGATGACCAAACGCAAGGGATTATATCCTTCACCAGGATCGATTACATCAACAGATAAGATCTCTCCGTTGTCTGCAATGTTTGCTCTTAGAACAGCGTCTCTGATCGGGGTGCCACAGTTGCCAATAGACAACTTCGGTGGATCGTTGGGATCATACCCACTTCCACCATTTGTTACAATTACGTCCTTTACACCATATACACTATTGAATACGGGACGAATTGCTGCACCTGATCCTGGGACTGTTCTTGGCATTAGACTACTACGATATTACCTTGCATGTTTCCATGAATAGTACACTGATAAACATATGTTGTACCAGCAGCAAGATTCATAGGAACTGTCCAGAATTGAACAGAACTTTGACTTCCAGTTGTACCACTAATAGCAGAACCACCAGCACTCACTCTCAGTGCGAGAGGGTGTCCAGATCCAGTAGTGTTGTCAAATCTGTAAGTAAATCCACGATACACATACAGGGTGGGGTCGTTTGCAGATACACCACCACCCGTTACAGTGTAATTGTTGGAGTCAGAAGCACTAAACTCAAAGTTGATACAAGGAGTTGCTACTGCTTCAAATGAGGATCCGTTGTGGACGAGAGTTTGTCCTTCCTGAGCACTGGGTAGTGCGACAGTGTTTGTAATAGTAAGCGTTGACCCAGACACAGCAGTAGTGATCCCAGTCCCACCAGCGATCGTGATAGTAGAATCGGCAGCCGCAGCAGTATAGGAACCTGAGTCACCCGCAGCAGTTTGGAGTACGTTTTGTACGACGTTGGGGGAGTCATTCGTGAATGTGATAGCGCCAGCGTTTAGGTTGGTGCTAATTCCACTACCACCAGTAAAAGTAATAGTATCAGTGGTTGTAGTCGCTGTTGTTGTTCCGTTGTCAGCACCGAGAGTCGTAAATACATTCTGATTCAGATCACCCAGTGTACCAGTCATGTCGATGGTGAGTGTATCACCAGACATTGTGGTAGAGATGTTCGTACCGCCGACAATGTTGAGAGTGTCGTTAGCAGCAGAAGCAGTTGTTGTTCCTGTGTCGCCTGTGAAGGTTTCAAAGAGGTTTTGAGTGGTTCCACCACCGCCGCCACCAGATCCTTGTAGATCGTTAGCAGGTTGCCAAGCAGAAGCAGATGCTACCCATTTCAGAACCTGACCATCAGACGGACCACCATTAACAGTGGTATCAACGTCAGACAGAACAGTAATACTTTGGTTCTCATCTACCAGGGGGACCCAAGCGGCAGAGTGAGCAAAATATGCTTTGCCAGTGCCATGAACGTGAGCAAGCATACCGTGATGGTTAGTCGCATCAGGAAGGTCGCCCAGAGTAGCGTAAGGGGCATACCATTTGAGATATCCATCGTCACCGTCAATGTAAGTGTAAGCAGATCCAGACCCACCTGCCCAGAGTTTGATATCCCCAGTTCCAGTTTGATAAATTACGATATTGTCAGTTCCATCAGACGTGATCTGATGACCATTAGTATCCAGGTTACCAGTCAGCGTGTCAAAGTTTCCAGCACGAAAAGCAGCACTAGGTGACGTGCCCCATTTCAGAACCTGACCCTCAGTAATACCAGCACCGATATCAAACAAGATATCAGTTTGGTTACCTAGTTTCTCATAGAGTTCATTAAAATTGGAGTTTGCTTTGATGGCACCATCACGGAGGGTATCACCCGTTCCGTCATTCGCCGCAGAACCAATGCCAATCGTCTGTTTTGCCATCTTCTTACAGTTTGTACGTTGTTATTTATGTTGCGTCAAAAGACACAGTGGTGGAGTCAAGAGTAGATTCGGTAGAATCGAACGAATCTGCGCTACCACCAGAGAATCCAGTGACAGTCAAAGTCGCAATTTCAGTTTGTAGTGGGGAGTTAGATGCGGGGGTTGCACCAACAGGTCCACTAATTTCGCAACGGAACTTATACCCTGTCATATATGACAGAGCAGTAAAAGCATAAGAGCTGCTAGTTGCACCAGTCAGAACTGCGAAGGAGAAACCACCATCAGTGGATCTATACCATTGATATCGTTTGGGTCCATCTTCGGGACTGATTGCAGCGGTAACCGTAAAGGTAACCAACTGTCCACTTCCAATCGTGGCGTTCTGTGGTTGCAGAGCGATCTGAATCGTTGCAGGGATAACAGTCCCACCATCTCCACCGCCAGTAGGTGGTGGTGGGGGTGCTGCACCATTGTTTGCTGGTTGATCAATAGCCTCACGAGTAGTAAGACCAACCATGTATGGGAACATAGGAACCAGGTTCTGCTCACTATCTAATTCAGTAGATAAGAAGTAAGCATATGTTCCATCAGGATATTCAGGAGTAACACAAAAACGTCCATTATGGAAGTCTAGGTTACCAAGACCCTCAGCGTACTCCCAGTCCTGCATCAGAGCGCCTGCTGGGGGGTTCTGCTGGGACGATCCATAGCTTGGTCTACCCTCCGCTTCTTCTGATTTAACACGATAAGAAGTAGTTGCTAAACCTATCTCACTATTATTGTTCCAGGGGTCGTTATAAAAGTAGGGTCCATATACTGGGAATCCATCAAAGGCAATACCAACAAGTTTGGAATGACCATCAGGATGTCTTAGGTTGTCACCGTTATACTGAGAAGAACCATAGTAGTCATTGTAAGTTGACATGATGGCATTATCTTTCCAGCATTCTAGAAACTCAGTATCGTGGTAATGATATTGTCCAGTTACTTCTGGATGTCCACCACAATTATCTTCACCAAAATCTACTGGTGAGTTGGGGTAATGTGCGTTCCAGTTGAATCCTGTTGGGGGATTGCCTCCGCTTCCAGCCGATGGGTTGAAGAAGACAACACCATTAGCAGCAATGCCGATAGCACCCAGTGGAGTTGCGACTCTACCGTTTCTCTGGTCATAATAGTTGTAAGTTCCTGTATGTGCTTCTCTCGTGTAATCCACGATGAGTTGCAAGTATGTACTACTAGCACGCCAGAATTCACCAGCAGTTGCAGTTTGTGCAGTGCCCTTGTATATAAAGACTTGCTTCTTTTCGTCTGCTGTACCAGCATCAAATACGAAAAGAATTCTATCGCCAACACGGATAGAACCAGATGTTGTTGTGCCTAAAAGACCATTATCATCTACGCTTAGAGGGATCTCAATAATATATCCATTTTGTGTAAAGGTGTTACTATCAAATGCTCTGGTAATACCAAATGTTCCACCTCTAAAATAAAAGTCATGGTCAAAATCCTGCTCAGTAACCGCATTAGGGTTATTAGCATTAGGAAACGTACCATAGGCGACGGGATTGGGTAGACCATTCGCCGAAACGTCTATGATACGGGTGCCAGCGTTATAAGTTGCGGTTCCTGCCATCGAACTTTTTAGTTATTTATTGGAAGATCTGAGTAGGTGTAAATCCACTGATAATAGTGGCACCTGTCTGAACTGTGAGGATCACGGAGTTGGAGTAAGTAGGTTGAGCACCAGCAGCAGTGATTGCTACACGGAACTCATCACCATCATCTGCCTGTACAGCAGCGTTAGAACTGTAAATCGCATTTGTCTGACCCGTGATGTTGACCCAGTTAGTTTCACCATACTGCTTGCGCTGCCACTGATAGTTCAGTGCAGTGGTTCCGACAGATCCGTCAGCACTCACGATGAACGAAGCGTCAACGGTGAAGGATGCAGTCTGACCTTGGTTCACGGTCACGTTAGTGGGTTGTGCGTTGATCAGGATGTAACCAGGTACGATCACGATTGGGTTGCCGTCAGCGTCAGTACCTTCACCCGCGTAGGTGTCGAAACCACCGTTAACATTACCGCCCTCAGGTGCTACAAAGTCATCAGGGACAGTTGTCTCAACTTCAACCACAGGTGCTTCATAACCAATACCAGGGTTCTTAACCACGATGGAAGAGATACCCATCAGAGCACGGATACGACCGTCGAAACCAGTGGAGGAAACCACGTCAACGTTCGGGCGTGAGGTGTAACCGTTACCAGGTGCAGTGATCTGTGCCTTAGTAATTTCACCAGATCTGATGGTAGCAAGAGCAGCAGCGTTGCGACCCTTAACAGTTCCTGTGTACTCGAAGGTAATCAAGGAGTTGGAAGACTCGATCAGAGCGACCTCACGAGGATCACCTTCACCTTCGATTTGCAGAATGTCACCAGCCTCAATCGGAGGTACGACAGTTGCCGCGATCACGTCAGCGTCAGAACCAATGTAGGAGAAGGCAACAAATGTAGATCCTGCGCGAGGAATCTCAGCGAAGATAATTCTAGAACCAACCAGGTTATAACCAACACCAGGTTCCTGAATCACACCATTGAGCGAGACGATGATGTTGTTCTCAGGCAAGATAGTGTTGGACGACACACCTTCCGTCAGAGTCAAGGAGTAGAAACCACCCTGATACTTCAAGTTGAAGGACGAGCGCAAGGAGTCAAACTCGAAACTGATGTCATCAAGTTGTCTCAGTTTACCCACGTAGTAACCAATGAATTCAGATCCGATCGTGGGAGGTTCAGTGAACTGAATCTGGTCGGAGAACGCAGTGTAGGCGTAAGTTGCACCAGGAGGTTGCAGCACACCATTGACGAACACGAGCAGGTGTCCAGCGGGATCTGGGAAGTATGCTTCACCGTTGTTGACGGTGAGTTTGAAGGAAGTTGCAGTGCCATCAAATCCTCGGAAGAATCTATCGCAACGACCCAGAAGCGACTTCGCTTGCGTTACACCTGCTTGCCAATCGTAGTCAGAGATGATCGACAAGTTGCTGGGCCAATCGCCCACAGCATCTTCCAACCAGATGCGACCAGTGGTGCCGCTGATTGCCTTACCTGCGACCTTACCGTAAGAGGTGTAAGAGGTCTCGGTGACGGAAGAGATGTCTGCACGGAAGATTGGGAAGTTGCTAAGGTTCTCAAACTTACCGATAGAACCATTTGCTGCCAGTTGAGGATCGACAGTCGTGGTTCCATCTGCTGCCTGTCCATACGGACGCAGGTTCGCGAGCCATACGTTGTGAATGCTGTTATCAGGATCGTAGTTATACTCAGTGACGATAGCAGTCCAACCAGGTTGTGCGGGGATGGTGCCTTGGAGCAGGTAAACCAGGTCGCCTTTGTTGAAGTCTCCCAGGAATCCTTGGTCTCTTGTGACATTTGTGATCTGACACTGGATTGTCTTAGTCGCATGTACGAACTGATTAAGTTCGATATTTCTAAATCCAGCAGTGGTGATGTCAGCGATGTCAAGAATAACGTCGGTGACAGAACCGTAGATAATATCGCCATCCACGAAGTTATCTTGCAGGGACTCAATGTCAATCGTGATACGACCGCCCGTGTTACCCACGAGAGCACCAGCAGAGTTCTCATAGAGTTTGATGTCTGCCTCAGCACCATTGCCCTTGTTGAAGATCATCTCACCTTCTGCGAATGCACCGCGATCAATGTTGATCAACATGCGCTCAGTCAGATCACCTTGGACAGTTGCAGTGACAGCAGAGTCTACACCCACGAGGTCATCGCCAGCGTTAATTATGCCAGTGATATTCTCGATGTAGCAATTACCTTCGTCAGTGTTATCACCCGAGAGGACAGAGGTCTGAACAATGAAACCGTAGTTAGAAGGATTGCCATCAACGTTGACTCTCTCGCCATTTGTGAAGCGACCAGAGGCAGATACGAGATTCGCCTTCTTGTACAGTTTGATGATCTCTGCTTCATTATTTCTAGTTCTGATAACGTCACCACGGCAGTTGGAGCTAGTACCAACAACCACGTCAGCGAGGTTGAAACCACCACTGATAGGCGTATCAATGTCACGAGTACCATATGTGGTGGTCTCACGATAGATACCAGAGCGTACGTCAATTTGGAATCTCTGCTGACCACCAGTTGAGAGGTCAACATCAAAGTCGCTGTAACGTGCGTCGTGACGAATCTCGCGTGCAATCTCGAAGAATTGAGGAGTTGCGTTCAACACATAGAACCAAGACTGACCTTGGAGTCCACGCTCGATGTCAGCCGAAGCGGGTACATAGGTGAGAACATCACCACGAGAGTAGAAGTTCGGGCGAGTAATCTTGACTCTGTTCTCTCTTCTCTCGAAACCAACTTCCACAGTAGGAGTGTTAAGAACCAGTTCAGGATCAGTGTTCCAGTCATTACCCTCGTCGTAGAGGTTTTGCAGGTTCTGAGCATGAGTCGAGTTGACCCAGATCAGGTTGTTGTTGGTAGGAGGTGTGGAGCGCGTAAGAGCGAAATTGATCGGATTAGTAGAAGCGTCAATTCTAAACTCAGTAGACTCTTGCTCATACTCGAAGCGATACTCAATAGCATCCATCAGAGTATCATCCAGATAACGGAAGTATTCGTTATTTGTACCCCACTCAGCAGTGTTGTTCTGATCGTAGAGAATACGCTTAGATGCCTCAGAGATGCGTAGCAGATAGAAGATCAAGTGTTGTCTTACAACACCATCATATGCGATGAAGTTACCTTCGCCATCGAACCAGGAGTTCGCCAGTTTCATGGAACCAGCGTTACCACCAGTGTTGAGGTCATAGATGATTGCATCCATCACCACCTGAGCGAAGGACTCAGGAGCAGCGGTGCCAGGATACTGTGTAGTCACTTCTGCGAAGGACTTAGCAACGATAGCGTGCTTGTTGAACACCAAGCGACGTGCAGTTGCACGATCAGAGAAGGATCCACCACCAAGGGTTTCACTCATCAGATCGAACAGAGTATCAGCAGCAGAGATTACGTTGTAGCAGGTGTACAACTGATAGGTAGTATTGCTGTTGTAAGGCGTAGTTCTAGTAACAGTGCTGAGGTGAGTCGGCGTAGGTGATCCAGATGCTGCCTTAGCGACAGTATCGATCACGAGGTCAAACAGAGTCTCGATAGCAGATGCAGTCTGCTCACAAGTGCTGTTCCAACCACCAGTTGCACCCTCGTCATAGGTAACAGACACGTCACGGTGAACCATGTCGTTGCTGTACTTGATTGGCCAGATGTTCGGCAGAGACTTGGTGATAGTTCCGTCAGTGATGCTTGCAGGAGTTGCAAGTGTATCATTGACGATATCCATCAGAGTTCTCATGGTGGATCTTACGTCAGCACATACACCGAAGGTTCCATCGGGAGCACCATCAGCAGTGATGCTGTACTGAGGATCGCTGTATGGGAAGTAATCAAGATCACCGTAGAACTTCTGATTGTAAGAATGACCACCTTGCTTAGTGATTGTGTCATTCTGCATCACATCAACAGCAAGATCGAATGCCTTGTTGAGGATCCAAGTGGTCTCAGTTACCTGCGAGGAAACGTGAGCCACAGCAGCAGACTGAACATAGAGTTCAGCGGCGTGGAAGACTTTGTTGTTACCACCGTATTTCAGGTTGAATACCAATGCACTCAGAATGTCAGTAACGTCATGAACACAATCGATGCTACCAGCAGTAGTAACAGCGTTGTCTTCTGCACGTACGAACGTATGTGCGTATTGCTCACCAGCAGGAGAAGCACCAACGTTAACCGTGATCGTGGTAGCAGTTACGCCAGTGATTGCGATAGAATCCTCGTAATAAGGATCAGTGGTGCGAGGATAGGCGTGCTCAGTAGCATTTCCATCCTTAGTGCAGGTGAACACCAAAGAATGAGGTTGGATGTAGATCTGGTTGCCAGCAACCAAGGAGTGAGATCCAATGGTCAGTTCCAACACACCCGAAGCAGGAGTATAGGTAGCAGCAGTAGGAGTGAAGTTCACACCACCAGTAGTACCACCGTTGATGTTCAGTGAAGGATATTGCTGTTGACCCAGGTAAACTGCTTCCTCAGCAATGAATCGGATGTTTCTATCAATGATGTTAGCAGCATCGATATAGCGGTCGCGTACAGCATTCTGTTCGTAAGAGCTGGTTTCCACTTCGTCGAAGGATTCACCACCCAGGTCGCCACCACCAGCAGCGCCGTCACCTTCACCAATTTCGTTGTAAATGTAGATGTTGTCACGTCCGAATCCATTTCTCATGGTCAGGATGCACATTTCCTGTGCAAACTTCATAACCCATTGTGATGCCTCTTCTTCACCTTCGACGTGGAGGAGAGTATTGTCTTCTGCATTCAGATAGAGTGCAGCAGCATCCCAGGTCTTAGAGTTACCACCCAGACGCATGTCGTGAACGATTGATTCGATAATATCAACCACATCATCAACACAGTTCTGACGACCGCCAGGAACCTTGAAGTTGATGAACTTGGACATGTCGTTCATGGTATGAACTGCTTCCCAAGCGATCACATACTTGTTACGCTCGATCATGTCGGCAGCATCCATGAGGCGATCATGGTTAGGACCAGTACGAGTCTGATCAGGTGCCTGAGGATCAATAGTGATCGTGGTGTCACGATACACCTCACGGGTAGTCCAGATTGCAACGTAGTAATCGTCTTGATATCTACCATCAATACCCAAACCAGCAGCAGTAGTACCCTGTGTCAACAGAGTATTGTTGATTGCGTGCTTAACGAGTTTTTTGGTGTACTCAAAGGCGTCCAGCATGGCGCTGAGTTCACCTTCAACATGAAGGATCTGGTTATCTTGGTTGATATATTGATCCAGGACATATTGGGTAGAAGAGTTACCACCAGTCAGCAGGTCAGTGATGACAGCAGGCAAGATGAACTTCTTGATGTCTCTGAGACAATATGGTTCGCCATAACCAGGCATCTGCAAGAAGTCAAAAGTACGGATTTCTCCGAGAGGTCCTTGAATTTCAGCAGCATACTTGTCTTGGATGTATCCGACAACTTCCTCAGCAATGTAATCGCGGTTTTTCCAGATAGCATCACCACCATCACGGAATCTATCGCCAGTTGGGCAAAGGATGTCAATGATAGTATCGGCAAGAGAACTAATCTCGTTAGTTACCTGGGAAGATGCAGGAGAAGCGAAGTTGTTGGGGATACGAAGGATGTCAGTGTACTTGGCAGGAACAGTGTCACCATTCTCATCGACCATGGTTCCATAGTTGACCAGATCACCGCTAGTGGTAGTGATTACATAGTTCATAACATCTGCCAGTTCATTCCATGCGTAGATGGATTGCAGCAGTTCGTTACCAACGTAGTTCAGACCACCAGACTTGGTGAGATATCCTCTACCAGAGATCACGCTGTTGTAGTTACCACCGTAACGGATGTCAGCGATGATTGCTTTCAGGATGTACTCTTTGGTATCGCGAATACACTTGTTAGTGCCCTGCTCACTGGTCTCAGTATCACCAGGGATGATGAAGTCAGGATACTTCGCTGCCATCTTACCGACAGCAGTTTCTGAGATCCAATCGAGGTTGAGTTCAAGCATGTCGGCACACTTTCTGTGCTCGTCACGCGAGAGGTCAATGTCCTCAATGATAATTTCTTTGGTGTCGTAGTTGACTTTCTTAGCAGTTGCAGCAGAGTTAGTCTGACCAGTATATACAGCAAATGATTCCTCAGTGCTGCAAATGATGTCCTGCTCCATATCCATACCGAACAGAACGTTAGCAGTGTTCGTAGGATAAGTTGTACCAGGAGTAAAGGTTCCAGAATACAGGGACTCGTTATGAATAATGAAGTTGTCAACATGACCTTGGAAGGTGTTGGTGCCATCCCAACCAGCCATCATTCTGAATGGACGCTCTACATAAGTGTTGGTGTCAGAGTAATCACCACCAGTTTGTGTACCGTTAACAAATATCTTGGTGATGCCAGTTGTTCTGGTAATTGCAACGTGAGACCATTGATCTTGTGCCATGTTGTGAGCACCAGAGATATGATCAGTTCCGTTGAGCCAATACTTAATGGAGTTGTTCTCCAAGTAAATCACAGGAGATTGAGTCAGAGTGGCACTTTGAGTTCTACTATCGAAGAGATACTTGATACCAGACTGAGGGTTAGTAGAAGGACGCAACCACATTTCAATGGTGAAGTCACCAGTACCAAACTTAGTCACATTAGACAGTTCATGAGACAGTCCAGTATGAGTCTGGAAGTTCAGTGACTGAGTACCTGCTTTCTTCTGCAACTTAGTCAGAGTGATCGTACCATTAGCAGTCAACTTAGAGTTGGTAATGATCTCTCTATCAGTGAAGGTGCCAGTAACAGCGTTAGTGAACAACCACTTCAAACCAGAGTTAGTTCCCTTCGCCTCAAAGGATGCACCAGAGGACGTGCCTCTAATGGTATCGCCAGGAATGAAGAATCCGTTACCACCACGATCTTTGTAAGCAAGCTTGAATACACGGAGGTTCTCGTTCTCGTTGTATGTACCATCAGTGATAGGACTGAGGGAGTTGATGCTGTTGAGGTTACCAGCGCCGATTGCAGTTGCTGCAATCTCAACCAGAGTATGAATACCTGCCTGTACATCAGCACAGTTCTGGATACTTTCGTTGCTACCAGAGGAGTAGTTAGGATCGTAGTATGCTGCCTCAGTACCACCACCAACGAAGATGGCGTTATCAACTGCATCGATAAAGGTGTGAGTATAACCACCACCAGTCGATACAGCGTTTGCATTAGCAGATACGAAGGTGTGAGGATACTGCTGACCAGTTGGAGAAGCACCAACGTTAACAGTAATCGTAGTTGCCGTTACGGCGTTGATAGCAAGAGTTGCACCAGCAGCAGGGTCAGATGCACGAGGATATGTGTGGTTAGAACCATTGTTATCCTGAGTACAAGTGAAGGTCAGTGAATCAGTAGCAATTCTGATGTCATCACCAATTTCCAGCGTGTGGGAACCAATGGTAAGTTCCATGGAACCAGTTGCAGGATTGTAGTTCGCACCAGTAGGAGTGAACTGAACCAAAGGAGATGCACCGACGTTAACGTCAATGGTGGTGCTAGTTACACCAGTGATTTGCAGAGGTGTGTTGAATGCAGGATCACCAGCACGAGGATACTCATGGAACGTAGCACCACCATCCATGGTGCAGGTGAAGTTCATCGAGTAAGGTCTGATCGTTACAGAATCAGAAGTCGAGAGACTGTGAGTACCGATACCGATTGTCATCACACCCGTTGATGGGGTGTAAGTGGCAGCCGTAGGAGTGAACTGTTGCAGAGTTGTGCCAGCAGCACCCAGGTAAGGACCTTGATAAGTCGAAGGATCCTTCAACATGTATCCCAGTTCTGGGGTTCTGGTGTTGACCTGTACGTAGAGGAGGTTGTTGATAGCACGACGTGCCATCTCGCCTGCCTTTCTAAATGCAGTCAGGGACTCAGCAAGTTCTCCAACCAAACCATTGCTGATAGGTGAACCGTTAGTGAAATACTTTCTAGCAAACTCAACAATGTTGTAGTTACCATCATCACTGATGTCATCAGACAGAGCATCGACCATCAGACCGATGTCACGACGACACTTAACTTCGTTAGCAGTGTATTGAGTCGGAACTACCTCATCGAGGATGTCAGCAAGGGAACCAGCAAGCAGGATGACAGAGATGTTATCGCAGAGAGTTTGCAGCGCAGATTGTACGTCAGCGCAGTTATTAACTCCATAGTTAATGTCATTAGAACCAGCAGTGCCGTAGTTATTACCAGGAGAAGGATCAGCAGTGATACCAGTTCCAGTAGAACCACCAGCGGTTCTCTCGTTGTAGAAGATGTAAGTAACACCATCGACAACCTCAGATCCATTCAGGTCATTTCTGAGTGCCTGACGCATCAGTTCAGTTGCCTTATCAAATGCAAACTCAGTAGCAGCTGCTTCGTTGTTTACATACAGGAATTGTGTACCATCAGTGCTGAAATACTTCTGTGCAAGTTTTCTGGTATATACTGTACCGCCACTATAAACGTCGAATGACAGAGCATCAATGTAGTAACCAATGTCGCGCTTGCACTTGTCAGCAGAAGGAACATTCAGAGAAGGATACTCAGCAGTCATCAGAGCATAAGCCTTCGCCTGGATATAATGCTTATTCTTCTGAATCAGACGATATGCATCAGCATATCTGGACCAGGCGTCGGTCGCGTTGTCGCCAGGATAATAGAACCCAGGATGCTCAACAGCAATCTCAGCATTAGCAAAGTCAACGATCTCATCCTTGTTCAGGGCGATCATACGACCAGCGTCTTTCCATCTGTTCTTAGAGTCGGTAACAGTGTTGCCATACTCGAAGGTGATAGAGCGCAGTTCATCACCAGCAGCGAGAGTACCACCAGTTAGGTTCTCGTACTCAATCTCAGTAGATCTAACTTCTTCAAAGTCAAGGAAGTCAGCGTTAATTCTCTGATCAGCATCATCAATCAGAGTAGGAGTAATTGTAGTCTTGGAGATATCATCTACAATGACGTTAGCATTAGTAAGAGAGATGAGACGCTCAAATACCAGACCGAAGAAGGTTGAACCTTTGTTGATGATCAACTGATCAACAACATCACCCAGTCTAACTTCACCAGCAACAACCTCAGTCATGTTGTCGAGGATTCTATCACCAGTGGTAGAATCAACGGTATATTTTTGGATAGTATCACCATCTTGGAAATCTGCCACAGATCCCTTCAAGTAATACAGGATCGGAGGAGATGCCTCTTGATCAATTCTTACAACTTCACCACTTGCAGTTCCACCAGGTCCTTGGATCTTGTCACCCTCAGAGAAGGAACTCCAACCCGATTCACCGCCAACAGGACGTACCAAGTTGATGTTAACAATAGGATCTCTATAAGGAGAAGTGCTTGTAATTCTTGCAGCAATGTTGGAACTTGCAGAATAGATGATATCTTGTAGACCGATAGCATAGATACCAGTCTCATATTCAGAAGTACCAGAAGTCTTAGAAAGAACCAGTTTGTCATCGATGTTTCCATCCAAATCTTGGTTGGTTTCTTCAATGATCGCTTGATCACCATCAAGATTAGTAACAGTCTCACCAAACTCAAAGATGGTCTTATAGTTGACACTATCAACATTCAGAATGTCACCACCATATTGGAGACCGAAGAATGTGACTGATTCACCTCTTTCAAAGTAACCATTTGCCATGTCAGTGACATCAATGGTGTAATCAGTTGGGTTGACAGTAAACACAGTTGCAGTTGCACCACTGGTCTGACCAGTAACTCTTACACCACCAAGTGCGTTCTGAGTAAATGTGCCACCAACGTTTTCAAGGTATAGCTTTGTTACAGAATCGTCGATACTTCCGATCAGTGCGCTGAATCCAGTTCTACCAACGTCAATACGCTCGTTAAGATCAAAAGGTCCACCTTGGATATCTACAACGTCAATGCTAGTAGCACCAGTTGCAACAACCTTTGCTCTTGCCTCAGATGTGAAACCATTAACAGTATCACCCAGTTCAGGGAAGATACCACCGATAGTATTCAAGTTGAGTCGAGTGATCGGCATGATGTCGAACTCAACGTTTCTGTAAACAACCTTAGAGTCGGGCTTAGGAGGTTCAGCAAAGACGATGTTGTTACCAACGATTTGGAAGGATTCGCCAGGTGCTTGGATCACACCATTCAAGGTGACAACCAACTGGTTATCCTTAACGATGAGGTTCTCACCTTCAACTCGAAGTGGGAATTGCTTAGTAGAACCGTCGAACTGACCAGAGATATCGTCAATCTTCTTAACGATAGAAGTCAGAATTTCCTCAGAGTTAGTCAGTCTCTTCTTACGGAAGAGAACTTCGGAGTTATTGAAGGTTGAGTAGATCGGTTGAGCAGCACCGAAGGAAGTAATCTGGTTAACGTTGGTGTACTCGTTGATGTTCACCTGCTTAGTGAAACCAGCAACAACCTTACGTCCAGAGATATCCTTACCACCAGTCAGTTCGAGCTGACCGAACATGTTGAAACCAACAGGGTGGTTGTTTTCAAGAATCTGAGACTTCCACTTATTGATAGGAATCTGAGACTTAATAACGTAGGAGAAGTTCTGATAGAAGAAGGAGTCTTGAATCTTCTGAACAATCTCGGAAGGTTTACCGATGTCATCGATGAATCTACCAGGAGTCTTGGTCAGAGCATCAATGTTCAGCACACCCTTAGCAATGTTGATGTTATCGATCAGACCAGATGCGCGAGAGATAACACCCTGCACCTTACCACCAACAACAAAATCACCACGGGGGTTAGTAACTTTAAGAATCTTAGGTTGAATCTGCCAACCTTCGTTTTCTGATACAACACCGAAAGCACTAGCAAGTTCGTAAGACTCACCTTGGAAGAGTTCTTCACCTTCCAGGAAGCGAGAGGTCTCAACCACTGCTTCTGCTTGACCACCAAACACCTCGGTGAGTAGCACCTGACGACCATCACCCTGAGTCAAGAAGGTAATAAAGTTACCAGACTCAGCGTCAACTCTGGTCAGTGCAAAGCGAAGTTGGTCTGCTTCCAGACCATTTACATTACCAGCAATAGCATAGTAAGTCTGAGTAGCAGACAAACTGGTCAAACCAACGCTGCTGGGCTTGGGCAGTATACCAACTTCACTACCGATATCATCAGCACGGAACTGAACCTCAGCACCAGTGGTAATACCATGAGGGAAGTTGAACTGCAAATAGTTCAAGTCAAGGTTCACAACATAGGTGAACTCAGATTTCAGAGTGACAACTGGTTGTGAAGAGTAACCAGCACCAGGATTCTTGATCAGAATCTCAGACAGTCTGTTGTTCTTAACAACTGCTTCTGCCTCAGCACCAGATCCACCACCACCAGAAATGATGACAGAAGGAGCAGAGGTATATCCAGCACCAGGATTAGTGATCTTGATCTGGGAGAGAATAGAGGTGTTAAAGAGTTGCAGGTTGATCGGGAATGCAATCTCAGGACGCAGGGTGTAGTCATGGGAGTAACCATAACCAAACTCGTTGTTTTTCAGCGTCTTGATCTTACCAATCTGTCTACCAGTGAGGAACACAGCAGCACCGCTACCCTCAGCAGGGATAACCACTTCTAGTTCTGCACCAGAACCAGACAATGTGGGTCCAAGAATACCTTCAATACCATCAACGTCGATACTTGCAGTGGTGTAACCCTTACCAGGATCAGTCAGAGCAACATCAGTAATGGTGCCAGATCCGATCTCGTCATCAACCTCAACGGTGATTTGCACAAGACCACCTTCACCATCACCCAGGATAGGAACCTGAGTATAGACACCAGATGCATATTCAGTACCACCGTTGCTGATTCTGACTTTTTCGATCTTACGATCAGATGCAATGTCAGATACAACAGGGAGTTTCTTATAGAATCCACCAGGAGAGATCAGTTTAATCGTGTTGATAGGACCGATTGCTTTGACCGAAGTGGTGGAGTAGGAAGAGTTGGGACGATCAAACTCATCTTCACCAATTTCTGCATTGGTAAATTCAGGTTCATGAAGGAGTTTGAATCTAAACTCAGTATCAGAAATAACTTCGCTGATAGTAAACCTACCATCAAACGGAGTCTTGATCACATCAATAAAGGAGTTGTTACCAACAGGAGAGTTGGCACCCAGTCTTGATGGGTCAAAGTAATAAGTGATATTAGTAACCTCACCACCAATGGTGAACTTGACCACAGGTGTCTCAGTTGCAGAGGACAAACCAGGAGTACCTTCACGTTCAATAACGTTGAAGGAGTATTCCAACTTATACTGGTTGTCCTGAGAGAATGACAGATAATAACCGAAGTTAGAAGGATCACTCATATCAAAGATATAAGAGTGATTTCTAGTCAGCATCAGAGTTGGGTGCTTAGATGCAATCTTGACACCAGTTACACCAGTTGCAAATCCAGGATCAGCAGTTGCAGTAGCACGCAGTCTGTAAGTAAAGTCTCTGGAAGAGAATACTTCTTGGACAAAGAACGAACCATTAAACTCACCAGTGTCGAATCCTTGTACAAACAGGATGTCACCAGCAGTATAGTTATGAGGAGTTACAGCAGTTGCATAGATTAGGTCAGATCTACCTTCACTGGTTCTTATAATGTCCTTATCAAGAGTAACAGTCAGTTTGATAGTCTTGACAGTAGTAACACCATTGATATCTGCAATCTTGGCATTATCTTCATTAGGACCAGCAGTAATGCTGCCACCCAGAGATACTACGTCTCCGATGATGAAGTCAGAGTCAGAATAGGTATCGATAATAGTTACTCTATACTCTTCTGCTCTGAAAGGTCTGAACCTTGCATAGTCAGAGAGTGGATCATATGTACTAACGTAGGACCAGGTGACGTTTCCATCAGTGACAGTTCCAGAAGTATGTACAGGAGCAGTGCCACCACTGATACCATCAGAAGTTGCTTGATACTTATATCTGCCATAGTATACAAAGTCATTGGTGGAATAGGATCTATTGGTTTCCCACTCATCTACCAAAGGTTGAGGCCAAGCATAATCCAAGAGATTTACTTGGATGGTTCCAGCAGCACTAATGTAGTTCCAAGTTACAGCACCATCAGTTACAATACCGATCTCATGAGTTGGTGCAGTAGCACCAGAAGTAGCAGTATTAGTAGCAGCGTAGATCTTACCGTCGCTGTATACCTGATCATTGACGTTATATGCCTTACCTGACACCCATTCGTCCTGAGGACGAGAAACAGTAAAGTCAATCTCTTCAATCAGGTTTTCTTGACCAGTAGAGTTTCTGAATCTATCAGTATTGTTAAAGTTACCAAAGATCTTACCAATCTTATACTCAGTACCATAACCTGGGTTGTTGATAGGACCAACAGGAGTCTCTACAATCGTACCAAACGCTTGGGTGACACCCTGAGCGTTAAATTGCTGAATAACAGTACCCTTATCAAACTTAACGTCTTGGTTGAAGGTAAACTTCTTAACGTTATCCATCTTAGAGTATGCTGCATCTCTAAGGTAGTATTTTGCAATTACATTAGGAGAAATAAGCAGTCTCTTTCCGAGAGGTGAGGGTACAGTAGAAGTCTTAGAAGTGTAAGTCGTAATAGACTCACCGAAAGTGTATGTACCGTAATTGAGAGTAGAGGTTACATCAGAGTAATCAAGAATTTGCAGACCAGAAGAACCTTCGTTCCAAACTGTGATAACAGGATTGTTCAGGGTATTAACATTGAGGTTAGTTGCCTCACTGAATACAATACCTTGATTATTAGCAATCTGATAATCACCACGCTTGCTATGGAGACGATCAAACTTGATCATATCCATACCAGAGTTCTCAGTATCAATTCTGTAACGCTCAGTGGGAACAGTCAGAGAGGAACCAGTATATACAGCACGCGGTTCTACGATGATGTCATCAACCCAACCAATAAAGGAGGTGTTGGTGGCACCAGAAGTAGCATTAGAAAGAACTGCAAGGTCATCCATTGCAACATCTTCTGTTCTGGTGGCAGTACAAACTTGTACACCATCGAAGTATGCAGAATATACAAAGGAACCAAGAGTAGGTTCTTCCTTGACCAGAACAATGTGATGCCATCCCTCAGATGACATTGTGGTGAAGTAGGTAGAACCCACAGATACCACGGTAGCACCACCACCACCCTGAGGAGTGATATCGAGGATGACTTTACCGAAGTTAGGGTCACCAACAGTACCATTGATAGAGTAGATAACCTTATCGCCATTATCGGCAATACAGGTGATCATTTCCATCTTAGGATTATTGCTAGCATGGCTGCCAATCATCTTGACCCACATGCCGACAGTCCAGTCGTCATTGTTATCAAAGTCAGTCCAATCCAAACGACCTGCTGCTTGCAGTTTTAGTGAAGCAGAACCAAACTTATAGATGGTATCATCTCTGAGGATGTTAGCACCACCAGTTACAGTGACAGCACTCTTCTTCTGCTTGGTAGCATCGAAGTAAGTATCAGCACTATCGTTGAAACGATATACAGCAGTAGGAACAGATCTTTGAACGTTGACTGGAACAATAATGTCACCAGAGTTATCAACAGTGTGATTGAAAGCAGTAAATCCGAGACCGTAATCAGTGTCACTATTAACAGAATCCCAAGCACCACGAATGATGTTGGACTTGTAAAGTAGAGTTCCATTGTACTTAAAGTTGGAAGCAACTACTTGTTGATCATTATCTTCGTACTTGATATGGGTAAGAACATTGACATTACCGAATTCATCAAGACTGATACCAGCATGATTGATAGATTCAAATGTAACACTAGGAGCAATAATCTTAGAGAAGTACCACTCAGGAGCACTGAGAGTAAGTCTGATTTGATCCATCGCAATCTTGAAGAATGCAACACCATAGTGCTTGGTGCCATTCCACATATCACATACAAAGAACAAATCGTTGTAGGAATCCAGAACAAACTGAGGTCTTTGTACCTGACCACCAGAGACTGCCAACTTCTTGACATAACTCATTTCGATGTTGGCACCGTCATAAACCATCTCACCAAACATGAGATCGTTATTGTCTAAATCAATACCAGCAAAGACGATTTTATTGTTACCAATGTAATACAACTGGTGCATTTGCTCACCTTCGCTGTCAGAAGCGAACTTACGCTTCTCTACAACGTCACCTTGGTTATTGAGCTGCATAACCCAGATATCATCAGGATCTGGGGAGTTGGTGTCCGTCCAACCACAAATATAAAGTCTCTGCTCGTCATCGAGGTAAATATCACCTGCATAGTCGCGACGAGTCGCACCAGAGACACCAGCAATCTCTTTCTGGAATCTGATGATACCTTCGGGATTATTTGCGTTATCAAGACCAGATTCGTACTTAACAAGCAGGATATCGGGATTATATCCAGCAGTGCTCTGAGATTCGGTTTCACCGAGCACATAGATCAAATGATTGTCCTCAGAAGTCTCGTCGAGGTAAATCTTCTTAAAACGTGCTTTTTTGATGCTAGAAGACGGCAGAATACTTCTATCCCAAATAAGTCCACCCAGATCGGAGAATTTAGCGAGGAAAGCAGAAGTATCGCCATTTGTTTGAGTCAGTTCGCCACAAACGTAAGTAGTACGGTCGGAAGCGGTCTGAATGTCGAAAATTTCAAATGTAGAGGCATTAGCACCACTTTCGACATATTGGTTGACCCAATAGTAAGTTTTCTTAAATTGTTGAGGGTGAGAGACTCTGATTTGAGGAACATCCTCAATATCGTAGTCAAAACCAGAATTGATGATATCAACACGGTCAATCTTACCAGTGGTGGTATCCAGGATAATATCAAGTTCAACGTCCTGTCCAGAGTCAGTAATGATCTCATAAGTGGGAGGAATTGCCTCATTGTAACCAACACCGATCTGATCAACACTAATTGACTCAATACCAGTCACAACGGACATGTAGAATCGCTTATTAGTGTTATCAGTGATAACTTTCGACGAAACAATAATTTCGTCTTGTGCAATCAGTTCGTGATCGTTAGCAGTGGTAATTTTACCGTATGGTTCATCATCAATGATCTCTTTACGATATCCAGAGATACTTTGACCAGTAACAGACTCAATTTGAGCAGAAGCACCAAATCCATCAGTTCCAGTGTTATCAAAGAACAAAGTATCGTTAACCTGGTAAGAAACACCAGGGTTCTCGATAACGAATCCGTCAATTTGTGCAGACTCGAATTTAGTAGTATTTTCGACCTCAATATCCACTCTGGACTCGGTAGAGACCGTTGGGAAGTAATCATAGATCTGCAATGCCGCTTCTTCGGTCATTGCTTGCAGAGTTGCAATTTCAACGGGACTGATGATGCCATCACCGTCCATATCTTCAATTTCAAAGATAATTACGTCACCTTCACGCTCAGTAACGAGTTCATCAGATCTTTGGTTAGGTTGACGATCAATATCGATGTCAACATTAGCATAGGGGTCTCTGAAACGAGAAACATCAAGAGGAATGTTTTCTTGGGTTGCAGATTGACTCAGGTTCCAAGTATCAACAACAGAGTTGAACTGAGGACCAACAATATAAGGGAATACAGGAAGACCAGCGTCAGATTCGTCAATAGTTACAAAATAAGCGTAAGTACCAGCAGGATAGTCAGGAGTCTTACAGAAACGACCGTTATAGGGGTCTAGGTCGCCTCTCTGGAAGTCATATTCGTAATCATTGATGAAAGTACCAGCAGGATAGGTTGCAAGCAGCGGACCATCCGTTCTGGCAGGAGTTGGGTTGGTATCAATGTTATATACAACCTCATCCTTCAATTTGTAAGAAGAACGCATTCTTCTAAGACCACTGTTCTGATCAGTCGGGTCAATATAACCGTAAGGACCGTAAATCGGGTTACCATCAAACGCCCAACCAATAATTGGAGAGTGTGCTTCGTTCTGACCAATCTCACGGAAGTTCTGAGTCTGAGGGTCAAGAACTACGTTGTCACCAACCACATAACGGAGTTCTTTCGGGTCAGAGACGTGTGCATATTCACCACCATACTGGTTATTGAAACCAGTGAATACATAACCACGAGCAATGTCATATTTGGAGTTAAGTTCATATTCAAGGTTTTTATTCCACTTGAATACAGTTGCTTCAAAGGTTGCAAGTTGACCAACTGCCTCTAAACGTACAGTTGTTTGACCTTGTGTATATCCAACACCTTTGTTAGTGATTTGGACAGAAATAACCTTACCTTTGTCCTCACCAAGGGTTCCAATGACAGCAGTTGCCTGAGCACCGAATCCATCACCGTTAATGTATACGGTAGGAGCAGTGGTATAGTTTTCACCAGAGTTAATGATAGCGATCGACACAATACGACCGTTAATCACAATAGGTTGTGCCAGAGCACCTTCACCAGAGTTCAGTTTGATCTCGGGAGTAGAAGTATATCCAGATCCAGCAGAAGTCAGTGAAACGCCAGAAATAGGACCACGAACTTGTGCAGTAGCAAGAGCACCAGCACCGCCACCACCAGTAATAGAGATAGTGGGTTGAGAAGTATAACCAGTACCAGCATTCTCTACCAGAATACGAGTTACACGACCATTAGTCACAACTGCCTGAGCAGTTGCACCAGAACCACCGCCACCAACGATAGAGATCAGAGGTTGAGCAGTATACCCAGAACCCTGATTGGTAACATCGATAGAGAACAGTGAACCATTAACAGTAACGCTAGCAGCAGCACCAGTACCACCGCCACCAGAAATTTGAAGTGCAGGCTTGTTACCAGCATCATAATCGATACCATTGTTGGTAATAGTGATTGCAGTCAAAGGACCAAAGGTCACATAGTCCTTAGACTTGTAAGACCAAGCAGCAACACCGTTTACCCAAGAACCAACGGGGTTATTAGGTTGAATAGTAGTTCTAGTAGAAACCGTAGATACAGTTCTAGGGAATCTAAGCAGTTTACGCTGGTTACCAGGAATTAGAGCAGAACCTTGGAAAGGACCGATCTTATAGTTGGGCAGACCAGATGCAGCAACGTAAACGTAGTTATTATTGAAGAAAGTATTCTGAATGTTTGAAGTGAACAGAGATACTACTTCGTTAATAGAGTTAATAGTAGACTTACCTCTATTCAAGTCAACAGACAAGAGAATGTTACCCTGAGGAGTGATCTGAGTTGGTACAGGGATAGCATAAGTGAAAGTAAAGTCGTCAAGACGAGAAGTTACTTCATAAGTTCCGTTATAGACAGCAGGGTTTGCACCATAAATGGTAACCTTGTCTTCTACAAGCAATCCGTGCGGGTTATCACAAACGACGGTAGCAGTTTGGTTATTCGATCCCCCAGGAGTAATGCTTGTAACCTTGATGAGTTTCTTAACGTTATACAACCAGGATTGAAGGCGTTCATCAGTGTCAGTGCCACCCAAAGCAGCCACATTAAGCTTATCGCCTGGTAGATAGTAAGAACCAGTGTCTTCAAGAACGGTAGTACCTGCTTCTGCAATACCGAGAACACGAAGTTTGACTTCATTGCTCTGTCCTTTGTTAACCCAGACAAAAATATCCGATTGAATCGTCGTACCAGGGTCCCAGTCCTCAACTACACCGTTTTTAGAACGAGTACACTCGATAAACTGGTTCAGTGACTTTTCTTTGTACTGAACAACCTCTGAATCATCAATAATGATCGTACCGTTCTTCTCTGGCCACCCAATAGTTGAGTCAACGGTAATTATGTTACCATCAGTGGACAAAGGTTCAACAAGAGTCGTTTTATAAGGAATCTTGAAGGTTCCACTCAGAGTTTCCTCTGAAATTGCCAATTCGTAAATTACGTCAGTACCCTCAATGATCGAAATCACGTTTTCGATCAAAACAGAGGCATCTTTGATATTTTGGTCAACAGGATCCTCAATTTGGATCAACTGTGCGTTCGGTAGATCAGCAGGGTCACCAGAAATCAGTTGAGCACGAAGAATCGTGTCAACAACCCAGGATGCTGCCGAAGGAGTGACCAGTTCGTCTCTTGGATAGTAAACATCAACTTCCTCACCGAACAAAATCTTGAATAGGTACTGTGCAGCAGTTTTCGTACCCTTCGAGATGTAGAAATCCTTGATCGTCTTGATAACTTGCACAGGATTGACCCGTGCATAGTCAATGTTGATCGTAGGCATGTATTGATCACGGAATTTATCAAATACACGTCTAATAATCTGAGCGTCCAGGTTATGAACAACAGATCCAACAGTATGATTGGTTTGTGCAAGTTGATCTTCCTTAGCGTAGACCTGATTGCCAAAATTATCAAATTGGACAACATCAGATACACCACGAGCACAACCACGCAGTGAAGAAGGTTCATAATTTTCACCAGAAGACCTAATAAGGCAACCAGTTACCTCACCAAATCCAACATCACATGATGCTTGTGCAGCAAGTGGTTCAGCGATGTAAACCTTAGGAGGATTCTCAGTAGAATACCCTTCACCGAAGTTGGTGATGTTAATATCAGTAATTTCACCGTTAAAGATGGTTGCTGCTGCCATTGCACCAGTACCACCAATAGATTCACCCAGAGGACCCTTACGATCGTCTACAATGTATACAGAAGGAGCATCGGTATAACCAGAACCACCTGTCAGCAGGTTGATATTGGTAACACTACCGTTTGCAACAGTAACATCAAGAACCTGAGCACCAACGGGTTGTACAACTCTTGCTCTTGGTGCTGTCTGGTAACCACGACCTCTATTAGTGATAGTTACAGACACAACTTGTCCGTCAGGAGACACAGAGCAAGTTGCTTCGGCGTCAATACCGTCTTCGGGAGCAGGATCAATGTAGATAGTAGGAGGATTACTATAACCAAGACCAAACTTAGTTACAGTGATAGATCCATCAACCAGACGACCCTCAGAATCGATTGTAGGGTCAGTACACTCAGCACCACCAGGGTTGATAAAGGTAATTGCAGGAATAAAGTCGTAACCAGAACCAGAGTTGGTGATCTCGATACCAGAGACTTGTCCTGTTGTATCATCAACAGTAATTTCAGCAGCAGCACGAGAACCATTGATCAGATCGCTAGGTTCAGTGATACGAACAACAGGAGGGTTGTATGAAGTGTAACCCTGACCACCATTGATCAGTTTAACGTTCTTAATACCGTTGACCAGAGACCTTGCAGCAGCACCAGTTCCCTTTCCAGTAGAAGAGAAGATGGATACCTTGGGTGCAAAGTTCAGTCTATAACCACTACCACCATTCTTGATAGTAATTGCGGCAATTTCACCATTAGAACCAACACGGGTCACTGCCTCAGCGCCAGTTCCAACCGAAGGAGACACATATTCGATCGAACGGATATGGAATGTGTCTTGTCCAGAGATGTTAACAAAGAACTTGATTCTAGTGTTGTTATCAGTCAACACATAATCATCGAATGGGCGTTGCAGCACACCATTACGGTTGATAATCAGACCAATCTCAGCAATCGGAGCATAGGGGAGATTATCATATTGAACCACCATCGAATCTCCACCAATGAGACTCTCGACAGGAGGGTAAACCAGTTCTTTAATTACAGAATCAGCAAAACCGATGTAGTAAAGAATCTGAGTCAGTTCTACTTGATCATTACCAGTTCTAGCACGGGGTGCAGTGGTAAATACAATCTGAGAACCAGTAATAGTGTAATCAACACCAGGGATCAACAGATCACCATATACAGTAACTGCAAGGTGTGCTGCTGAGACAGGTGAGACAGGGGTGCCTAGGAATTTGAGATCGAAGGTAGTTCTAGTACCATCAAACTCAGTCCAAGGAGATTCTAGTGCTTGTCTCTTCTTATTAAATTCTTGTAGAGAGATACCTGGGGTCAGGATTACGTCAGGACCACGAACAGTCTGAGCATAATAGATAACCTCATTATCAATCATTACAGATCCATCCTGAGGGATGAATCCATCAATCTGTTCTACTTCAATCGTGCTAACATTGGCATCAACATCCTTGATCACCGTCGTGCTAGAAGTCAGCAGTTTGGGATCGTAGGCATCAAGATCAAGATACCTAAGCAAATTGTTCAGGATGTTATAGGAACGTCCTGTTTTCTCTTGTGACTTGTAATATTCAAAGAGAAATTGTACGAACTGCTGATCTTCTTCCCGAATAAATTCAGGGAGTTGGTCAGCAACTCTGTCCGAGATGTTAATTCTGTCTGCAAACATTTATCTTAGAAACAGGAGTCGATGTCGGGATACTCGAAAGCATCAATCGGGTAGTTAATCGTATTTATGTTGCCCCCACCATAGTTCCAACCAGCAAAGTTGAAGGGGTCAAAGTTAGGAATGTCACTGGGGTTAGTGACAAAATCAATCGGGTAAACTTCGGGGTTGAAGATGGTTGGGTCAACACCTGGCGGGATGGTAAGACCGTTACCATCGGGGAGAACCACAACGGGAACTCTCGTGTTGCCATCAGGGGTATCAGCAATATTTAGGGGTCCGACACAGACCTTTCCTGTATCATAATCTACCGTTCCGACAGACTGATTCAAGACAACTTCTTTTTCATTTCTATTAGTTACCATGATCAATCCGCCATTACCATCGTCTCTGATGTTAACGGGGACAAGTGTTGAAGTCGTGATTTCTTCTGAACTGAAAATTGCATCTTCCAGAGCAGATGAAAAACCTGCCTGCTCGCCAGCAGTTTGTACCAACGAACCTGCCGCTTCACCAGCAGCAATCTGGTCTGCTACATCTTCGGTATAACCAGTTGCATAGAACGAACCAGTTTTAACGGAAGAAAACTTAGGATTACAGTTGCCACCGTCGCCATTGCCACCGTCGCCGCCAGTTCCATCACCATCTCCATTGCCACCAGGTCCACCGTAGTCGCCTGGGTCAACAATAGGATTATTAAAGTCAAGACACTGAGTAAAGATATTACCAAACGTGAATTGGTCAAGGTTTTGACCAATAGTCATCTGACTGGTAGTACCAGCAATAGCATTATCAGAAGAGTCAATCACAGCATTGAATTTAGACATTTCAAGACGACCACCGAAGCGATTATCTCTATTCTGTGAGTTAAACTTGTCAATAGATTTAAGAATCTCAGATGCCAACTCGTTTGCAGATCTGGATGTCTTGTTTCCGTCGTAGGAAGGGTAAACCTTTGGAGACAGATAGTAAATTCTTGGGTCAACAACGATCGGTTGGATCGATGCCATGGAGTAGTCAAGCAGTTGGTTCTGAATACGCTTCTTAGTCGTAGTGTTGAGGTTCACACCAGACTTAGAACGAACTGCGATGAATACCTTGCCATATTCAGGAGGTGATAGTTTCTCACCACCATAAGCAGTAACTGCTGCTGCCTGAGGGAAGATATCCTTTACAATGTGAGCATAGTCGTTTTCTGTAACTGCTCTGTTTTGGGTCGAGAACGCCCTTGGAGCACGAAACTTGACTGATAGGGCAGATTCCCTGTCTTCGCCTGCCTGAGACCCGTCTATGGTCGCCAGAGACATCGATGAGGGCAGAATAGGACGACCAGTGTTGTCAATAGCACGTCCAATGAAATTAAACTTGGTTGCGCCGTTAGCAGTAGGTCCGTCAGTGGCAATATAGGTCAGTACAATAAATTCATTATCAATCAACTTACGTCCAAGAACACCATCACCGAAAACAACCTTATATCTAATGTCTTCGGTCTCTTCTAAGAAATAAACACGAGAAGTAGAGTCAAGTGCAGTAACGTTTCTAGAAAGAGAGTATTCGTCAATCTCAGCAGACTGTTCATTTGGTTTTACTGCTACAACTAGCAGTTCAGTATCAACACCGTCAGCAGGAATCACATATTCTTGCTTCTTAGTATCATCAACGGTGTAATTAAAGGTGAGTAGGTTGCCCTGATAGATCACCAGTTTCTCAAAACTTGCAATACCAGTATTCTGGTCCACCGCTACCTGGGTGTCCTTCATAATGGCATAGGTATATGCTTCACCGTCCACCTGAGAGATGAATACATCACCTGCTTTGATAGTAACTGAGTCAGGGTAGGCAGAACCACCAGGAAGCAGTTGAGTCTGTGCAGAGACGCGCACACACGCCTTAGACGCCTTAATAGAACGAGGCGTATAGTTGATCTGTTTGGCAATGCGAACAATGTTGTCTCTAACAGTCGCACTTTCCAGGAATGCTTCATTCATTGACATGTTTGCCAAGAACGCAGCGTAGTGCGTATTGTAAGCAAGGATGTCGATCAGGTAAGAGGCAGTCGATCCCTCAAAATCATAATCCGTAAATTCAGGACGAGTCCTGAGATAGGATTTGATCGATTCCTTAATCTCAAAAAAGTCAAGAGACGTTAGTTCTGAGGGTGTTGCTGGCATCTTACGTTCTCTCTAAGAGGAATTCAACAGTTTGAGTTTGCGGTTGACCAACGATTGCATATTCAATCGCTACGTCAATACTGTAATCATCGTCAGAGAGATTCACGTCAATGTTTTCGACCTCAACACGAGGTTCTAAACGTTGTATAGTATTACTTATTTCATCTCGCAGATCTTCTGCTGAGAAAACGTCAAAGGGTTCAAATAACAACCCTTTGACTCTTGAACCAATATCAGGTTGATAGGGGCGTTCACCAAAAGCGGTCAGTATCAGGTTTCTGATCGATTGCTTGATAGCATTTTCATTTTTCACCGTCGAGAAATCTTCGGTATTAGGGTTTGCTTCAAATGAAACCGCTAAGTCCTTAAAACCTCGGGAGAAAAACTTTTCTGATCGAAACCTGTACGACGGCATTGACTTATTTAGTCGTTATCAGGATTATTTAGCAACTCAACGGGAGGGTTGTATTTTAGAAACTCCCAAAATGTCATTTTCATCTCTTTTTGGGTCATGCCGCAATGTTTAGCGGCATTAGGGAGATTCATTGAAGCATGGAAGAGTGCTTCGTTCGCTTGTTGGACAAGTTCGGGTGTAGTTTTAACGGCCTTGTCCACGATAACGTTTTTTCGCTTGGTTTGATGATGTCGCGGCATACTTGGTGTGCTGTCCTCGCCCTTGGCGCGTCTTTTTAGGTTTTGATTCGATGTGACTGCTGTTCAGTCCAGTTTTTGCTCGGGTTGCCATGTCTTAATTAAAACGACTCTATGATGATAGCACAGTTGGACTGCCATATGCAACCACTGAGGAACATGGATAGGACCAGAAGCGGAATCCAATACCCAGTGGGTCTAGAACACGACCAATAGGCAGTTTAGTTACAAATACAGTCAAACTGGTTGCCATGAGGAATCTGATATGACCTGTGCCTGCCATATCTTCAATAGTGAGAGCACTACAATAGATAGGAGTGAAAATAGGACACAACGCTTTACCACATGGGCACATATAGATGACGATATTAGTACAAGGTGAGATGTGTTGAACAAAAACATCACCTAATGTCATCGTAGGTAACCCATTAGTCAGCACAAGTGCTTTAAGGGGGTTCAGGGCGGTGTAGGGGATCAATGGTTGAGGTGGCCACCAGCATGTCCACTCTTTGATCTTAATTGAATATGGTACAGGTGGAGTACCACACGCCTGAACAGAGTGAACTGTACCAGGAATGCAGATACCATGCCCTGAGCAGGGCAAACCTGTGATTGGTGCTACTGGTAGTAAGAGTCCGTATGCCATTATTCAGGGAACATGTTATTAGTGTCGGTCGAGAAGTTAGAAATTGCACTATCTGAGAGTTCTGACTCGAAATCAAATTCAGGGTCATACTCAAATGTGAGTTCACCGTCAAATTCTAGATCATTGACATCCTTGAATGCCTGTTTCTGTTTTTCGACCAGTGATCTATCTCCTGGGTCATGAGAAGACAAGTGTACTTTTCTTTGTTTGATTGGTGGGTTGGGATTGATAGCATCAACCAGGTCACCAAAGGCACCACCGTCGCATTCTTGGAAGAATGGGTTACCCATTCCTTTGACTGCTTGACCGAATGCAATAGATGCACCAGTTGACCAGTTCTTGATATTCATCGTACCGCTGTAAGGTCCCATCCTCATACCCAACTGAGTAATAAGTTGTGGGTCAACAGCAATACTAACATCATTACAGTATTCTAAGCAAGATTGATTGTTACCTGAACCAGTCCAACCACCACCATAGGTGTTTAGGAAGGAATATGTGCAAGTAGAGAAACCACAGTTGTACCCATTGTACAAATTAGTTATATCCCAGAACCCACCCCCTGAACTTTTACCTTGTGATTGGTTGCTACCTGATCCTGAAACGTAATATGCATCGTATACATCAAGTACACCGTCACTATTGTTACCATGTCTAAGGTAAGTATCCCAACATTCGTGTGCAGGCACTCCACCACTTAGACGTTCTATCTCAATAACGTAGAAAGTTTGGTTTTGTGTAAGAGAACCATATGATGTACCTGGTGAATAGTCAGGATCTCCTTGCTGTCCACTGCCACCAACCGTAGTTGCGGGGACTGTCCACTGTACCTGCCTAGTATTGTAGTTAAGATTGTCTCCTAACCACAATCCTAACTGGGCTGCTTCGTTAAAATTCTGGTGATCCCAGTCAAAAGTGTTTTCATCAAGTCCAACGGGGACAAAAATGATGTCAGATCCGCCACTGGGGTCCCAATAGCAACGACCTTCGATGTCTTGACGACTACATTTCCACATTTTGCGCTTATCACCGCCATTCATGACGGGTCTGGGTCTAGTTAGAGCAGGTCTAGGCAGTCTTTGAAGGAAATTCATGAAGTCTGCGCCCTGTGGACCCGTAGTTTTGCCCTGAACAGCAAGGTTTACACTAAAATGTGCGTTATCAGACTTCGATCCACAGTATTTGTAGATAACCCAACCGAAATCACGACCAGTTTCCGAGTCAGTGAACGGACAAGGAAGGTCTTGGAGGCGAGTTACGTTGTAAAACCTCGGTTGAGGGATCATAACGCACGGATCTGAGTTGTTCCAACCGAAAACATTGCTCAGAGTCTTGGTTTTTGCGTCTGCTTTCTGTGCAACGTCTGCCATTTGGGGATATTGGTCCTCCATAACGGTCTTCATTGCCGCACTAGCACCAACCATACCCTCAGTTACTGATGGTGGGAAGAGTGCATCCTCCAAAATGTTCGGAATTTCGATGTCAATACAACCAGCAGGGACGTTAGAGCACAGTTTTGTCTTCTCAATCTCGTCTGTTCCTGAGAATCTGATGTATCCAGTAGGGTACGAGGCGGTAAAACCCTCCATCATGGTCTCAAAAGACCCCATGACACCCTCATCCATAACTTTCAACTTAGATTCCTTCGCACCAGACCTTCTTCTGATCTCACCTTTGAGACCATCGATGGGTTCTGACGGTTTATTTTCCGTTTCTTCGGTAGTGCTCTGTGCATCAAAGTTATCTTTGAAGCGTTTTTGCTGTTCTCTGGTGTTAGGACCACGGAATTTGTAGTCTTCTTTCTCAGTTTGAACGATCCAGACCCTAGGTTGACGGTTAGGATCGGTGTCATAACCCAATCCACGGTCCTTAATCAGGAGTTCATCGATCGCACCGTCTGGTGTGAGGGATACAATCTCGATTTTTGCCTGTCTGAACTTACCTTTCTTTCTATGTTCGGAGGAAATTGTTCTAATTTGCTCCTTCTCGACGAATACTGTCGCGATTTCCGACTCATCTTCGTCCACATCAGTACCAGAAATGGTAATATCACGGTTATCTGCCTCTGGAATCTTACTTTTCCGCTCTTTGAAGTCGGCTTCCATGTCTTTGCCGACTGCTTTTTGGTTTCTTTTGATCTGTTTGAAGTTCTGATTGAACTTTGTACCGTCAGGATTGTCTAATTTGTTGGTTGGAGAGCGCAAAGTAGTGCCTTCCCACCCATCTAACTGCTCTAATTGGTGTCTAGCATGATCATTTGCACCTTTTGCAGTCAACTGTGCGGGTTCTTCGACGACGATTGATGGATTTATGTACCCTCTTCCGCCGTTGATGATCTCAACACTCTGGATTTCACCGTTTTTATTGACAACACACTCAACTTTTGCCTCATCAATCGACTGTTGGTTGACCAATGCGGTCTTATCGATCTCTACTTTGTAGTATGTGATCTTTTTAGGGAACTCATACACACCAAAGAACCCTGCTCGGTCAGGAATTCCGTACCCAGCAAGCACATTTGCGGTTTTTCCAAACCTTCCAGGAGCAGTAATGGTCTGATTTGTGGTAAATGCGGCACCATTACCCTTCAACTCCATGTAACCGCAACGTAATTTGTTACCAAAGTACGCAACTTCGTTGACTTCCCACCCATTGATGGTGTCTCCTGCTTGGAAACTGTCACCTTCACGGGTTGTATAGCGGAATAGAATACGTTTTGTGTCAGTATCTACGTTCTTAAACGATTCATAGATGCCAGCTCCGCTAGTGTCAGTGAGTTCTAGACGTGAATTGGTCGTTTTCCAACTATCTTCACGGACCTCATAGAAGTGAGAGTGGTATTCTTGGGTAATTAAGTTCTCATCACAGACACAAGTGTTCCTTCCAGACCCGTCACTCAGTGATATTGACTTGTTTGGACAACAGTTGCGGTTAGAAATAGAATACTGGATGGAAAAGATCGGACCTTTCCATGGATATGAAGTATCGTAGATGTAATAACAGAACTGAGAATCAAATAGAGTATGGAATTCTAGGTACTTTGGCACTGCTGCCTTGACAGCACCGTTCTTACCATAGATCCATTCAAAGTATGCATCAGTATTAGTGTTAGGACACTTCTGAGGATTACCCCAACCGAAGTCTGGGTGGGCATGTACAGAAGGAGTACCGAAATATCTGTAACTTCTTCGTGTTACAGGGTCAGGATCTAGTGGTCCTGCATCAGCATCATACTGGTACTCATAGTTTTTATGAGTGTAGATACCTGATCCATCAGCATTCCAGTTATACCAACCTGCCCTTGTATTATAGTCAACAGGTGATCCATACCCCACAGGACCAATTAGACCCTGGTCACGAATTTGTTTCTTATTACCTGATCCTAGATCTTCTGTAAAGACCCATCCAACAATACCAACATAACTGTAATCCTGATCTCTGGGGTCCTTACAATCAGGTACACCAGACACACCAGTCTGTAAGTTTACTTCTCTTGTTGGGTCGGCGGTGTAGAAGTGGTCCCTCTTTGCGTTGCTAGTAGACCTGTAATACTCATACAGAGGCACAGCTGATTCACCAGCATCCGCGAAATCGTTTGCATTACTTTGACTTGTGTAAATGTATCCGACAATTCCTACCTGAACATATCCACTACCATAACTGCTCTGAGTGGATAGTACAGAGTCATTACGATCATTCTCATAGTGATGATACAGTGGTTGTGTCTTACTACCCTTATCACTACGGGATATGTAGAACACAGGTCTACCACTACGAGGTTCGTGGTTATATCCCTTAGAGACATTACCAGTCTCCCCTGGGAAGTCCTCAGGGAATCTTAATTCTTCTTTATTGATATATTTGTGGTCTCTATTACCTTCATCACCCGATCCACGATAGAAACGGAAGATAGGCATTCTCTCAGTGTCACACTCTCCTACACACTGTGCTTCTTGATCACCAATGTAGTATACCTTATCCTCACCAAAAATTGACGTACCAGGACCTTCGTCATTGAAGGTAATTTGATAGTTCGTTCCTGGTCCGCTATGGTGGGCGTGTGATTCATATTTGTTGTAAGACGGGCGTTCCCAAGTCTTTTCGTACTCACCCCCCGCATCGATGTTTGGGAAGGATCGCCCTGTCTCACTAATAAAAATACTCATTAAGGTTCTAGGACTTTGATGCGCTCTTCCAACATATTTAGACGCACATACAGGTCATCTAGAAGTTCCCGCATATTGAGGTAGTCGTCATACCCCTCTGGTTTGTATTTGATCATATCAGCGCCAGGAGGAGGGATTTTTGCAAGGACCCCTTCTACTGTTGCAATACGAGTCGCAAGATTCTCTAATCCCTTAGAGATCATCTTAATATGCTCAACGTACGACTCTTCAAATGTTTTCTCAGACATAATAAGATTAGACGCGGTTTTTACGGTTTTTCTGTACCCTCGGATTTTTTTAGAACGACAGACCCATCAGTCTCTTCGCTCCACTCTAATTCAGTCCCCTCATACCATCCGAGATCTTCCATAAGTTCGGCAGGCAGAGTAATAGACATATCTCCGAAGTCGTCTACCTCCACGGGTAGCGTAAATCTTTTGCTCATAGCACATATAGTGGCCAGTGTCAAAATTATATAGGAGCAGGATAATTTACAGCATGTGGAGAACGTAACACTAACTCTGTCATTCTATGATAGAAAGAGTGTACAGTCAAGTCTACAATCTTACTTGGATCTAACCATGCATGATGTAGCATATATCCATGTCCCAGGTAAATACCGCTATGATTGCATAATCTATCCTGTTTGCTCGAATAACCCCCTTCTAGGCGCTCTAAGTGCAGTCTCATGACCATCATGTCACCATACTGTAAGTCTGAGAAAGGTGGGGGTTCACTATCACATGTACCTGTATAGACATGAATGACTCCATCCTCTAATCGCTCTGCCTGATCCTCAATAAACGATGGATCAAACAACGCCCTCCGATGTAACTTGGGATAGTCTCTGAGTGTTAGATTAAACTTCTTCTGATAAAACTCCATGCAGATACCATAACAGTCACCTACCTTCATCTTATCCTTATACCACGGGCGACCTACCCATTCGCCCCAGACCTCATTCATGTCTGCGAGTGTAGGTCTATTATTCTCTGTGGGCGTCATGGGGGTCTCTCGTGAATACTATTCGTAGAGTCTCTACGAAACAATCCCAGATATATGCAAGCTCGACCCTGAGGGTGATCTTACTACCTGGGAAATTTTTTGATACTGGACTTTGCGAAATCATGAATAATATATCGACCGCTCTGGGATACTGTTATAGCTTAGAAAGACGGTACTTTTTAATATAACCGCCCACGGGGCTAACAAATAAGGGCGCACAATAACTGTCACATAAGGGGGACG